GGTATCACTTATCCCTCCACAGATGGCTCTGCCAATCAAGTATTGATCACCAATGGTGCTGGACAGTTAAGTTTTACAAGTTTGAGCGCTTTCACTGGTATCACGTTCGTGGGTGACGACAGCACAGGCAGCACTATCAACACAGCAGAAACATTTAAAATAGCAGGTGCCACAGGCATAACCACGGCAGTGTCGGGAGATACTTTGACCATCACTGGTCCAAATTTATCATCATATCTTACAAATTCTACCATCACAGTGGTGGGTGACGACAGCACTGGCACCACATTGAATACAGGTGAAACATTTAAAATAGCAGGTGGTTCCAACATAACCACTGCAGTCAGTGGAGATGTATTAACAATCAATGGATCAAATCCTGCACAGGGTATCACTTTCATTGGAGATGATTCCACCGGTACAGCGATCGCAGATGGCGGAACACTGCAAATTGTGGGTGCAGGTTCTGTGGACACGTCTATTTCTGGAAATGTTTTAACCATCACAGGCACCAGTTCCATAGATTCTTTAAACACAGGTGGTCTATTGATAGACGACAATAAAATCACTGGACAAAGGTCCAACGAAGACATCGAGATCAGCACTTCGGGCACAGGTGTTATCACTACCAATGCTTCAATCATTCCCACCACAGATGACAGCGTGGATTTAGGATCATTAACTAAAAGATTTAGAAAAGGATATTTTGGAAGTGGAACTTTATTCATAGGAAATCAAACTATCAGTGCCAGCAAGACAGGATTGATATTCAGTGGAAGAATCAATACTCCATCTTCAATGCTGGATGAAGATGCCAAAATAATTTCCAAGATAGGCATAGACACATCAGAAAAAGATGTGGATATCCTTGATATGGAAGACAATCGCGCCATCTTGTATTATCAAGTTTATCGAGACGAGGTCAACAACAAGATCACTGCCTCAAAAATCAATTTGATCCACGACGGGTTGACGGCTTTCATGTCAGAATCTGCTGTTATCAGCACAGGCACAATCGTGCCCGGAGATGAACATGCTTCACGGGCAGTGCTAGAAGGAACTAATATAGTCTACAAGATTGAAGGAAATTCTGCCATAAACAGCATGCAGTCTTACAAGACTATTTTGAGTGACACAACCGTGACGAGAAGTACAGGAAGGACCAATACCTTTCAATATGATGATATATCTACCTCGAGCACAGTGGTAGACACATGGAACATAGGCCAATATAGATCTGCCAAATATTTTGTCACAGCCACTGAACAAGGGGTAAATTTGCCCAACTATCACTTGAGCGCGGAAATATCCATGGTGCATGACGGCAGTGACGCATATTTGAACATTTACAATATTGTCAACAACGGTGACGTAGATGATATTTTTATAGAGTTCACTACGGATATCACTGATGGCGTGGCTAGATTGAAAGCGAATTCCACCGGCGGTTTATTAAATTTGAAATTCCATAGACTGTTATTGGCAGATGACGAGGGTGGAGACGAAACCGTTTTTCAAAAGATCATCGGCACGGTCACTGCATCAACTTCTGCTACCACTCTAGATTCCTTCCATATGACCGATACCACGGCAGCTTTCTATACCATATCAGCGCATGATGACGACAACACACAATCCAGCTTGTCAGAAGTCACTGTGGTGCATGATGATGCTCAAGCGTATGTCATGGTAGGGCCGCAACTGACCACAGATGGCGTAATACATTTGACTTTTTCTGTGGAGATTTCAGGCAACAAAGTATATCTGAAGGCCGCAGGTAGCCAAAGCACAATAAAAATTTCTGGATATAGAGCTAGTCTACATAGACCACCGGCTGGTAATGCCAATACTAGTTTATCGGCACAAGGTATCACTTTCGTAGGCGATGATTCGTCAGGCACAAGGATTTCAGATAACGAAACGGTTAAAATTGCAGGTGGCACGGGTATAACCACATCCATGGAGGGAGACACCCTGACCATCACCGCCACTGGATCTGCTGAATCCACAGCCGAGGGATTGACTTTTGTGGGCGATGATAGCACGGGCACTCGCATATCAGATGGTGAAACAATAAAGATCACAGGGTCCGGTGGTATCACCACTGTGATGAGCGGAGATATACTTACAATAAATGGACCCGCGGCATTTACTTTCAGTGTGGCAGGAGATGACAGCACACAACGTGCAATAACCACAGGAAACACACTAAAATTTGTGGGTTCCAACGGTATAACCACTGCTACGGATGCCCAAGGTAATGTTACCATAAGTGGAACCACGCTTGTGACATTAAATATAGATGCCGCCGGTTCAGCTGTTGTGTATGACATAGCAGCTCTAAACCTAGATGGTGGAACTGCAGCATCAACATATGGAGCTGGAGAAACATCAGTGAACGGAGGCGGAGCATAATATGGCAAACAAGATACAAATAAGAAGAGACACGGCAGCGAACTGGACTTCAACCAATCCCACGCTGAGTCAGGGAGAGATCGGTTTTGAAACAGACACATATAAAATCAAAATTGGAAATGGCTCGTCAGCATGGGCCGATCTAGGTTATTTCACTGCTGCTGGTTTATCGGCAGCTGAGGGTATCACTTTCGTGGGCGATGATAGCACAGGAACAAGAATTTCAGATGGAGAGACCATTAAGATAGCGGGCGCAGGTTCAGTGACCACGGCAATGAGCGGAGACGTGCTCACAATCACAGGATCCGGTGGAGGGTCAAACATATTGACAGTGGTCGGAGATGATTCAACAGGAACATCATTTAATTCAGGGGAAACTTTAAAAGTTGCTGGTGGAACGGGAATCACCACGGCGATGTCGGGAGATGTACTTACCATCACAGGTGTGCCACAGGCCACTATGACATTTGTGGGAGATGACTCCACGGGCGTTACCCTAAACAATGCAGAGACATTAAAGATTGCAGGATCGGGCGGAATAACCACTGCAGTGTCTGGAGACACATTGACCATCGATGGTTCCGGAGTGGCCGGCGGTGGCGGATTTTCATTGAAAGTGGCAGCGGACGATTCCACTGCAAGAACTATCAACTCGGGGGAGACAATACAGTTCGTGGGATCCGGTGGTGTCACCACCACTAGTGATTCCGAAGGAAAGATCACCATCTCGGCAGCGGGAGTGACTGGGCTATACAGCAGGACCACTGCCAACGCGACCACTGCCAGCATAGCAAACGCAGCCACAGGCAACATCACAATAACAGGATACAAAGGTTATGCACTGTACAAGGTGCAAACATCTGCCGCAGCATGGGTAAGAATTTATGTGAGTACCGCTGCCAGATCGAGCGATTCGTCAAGGGCAGAAGGAGCAGACCCAACACCGGGTGCTGGTGTGGTAGCAGAGGTCATTACCACCGCGGCACAAACTATCTTGATCAGCCCTGCAGCGATAGGATACAGCAATGAAAGCACACCATCAACTGATATCTACTGCGCAGTCACCAACAAGAGTGGCTCTACCACAACAATCACAGTAACATTGACCCTCGTGGCACTGGAGGTGTAAGATGGCAGACAGGCCCTCAACATCGGCACCCTATATACAGCTAAAGGAATTCTATGTCGTGGTCTATAATTTTGACGACTTACAATCTATATACAGTGACTTGGAAACACAGGATCAAACTCCCCCAGGACTGGAACTGACCCGCGCCATTGAATGTGTCGAACGTAGGCCAATGAGCAGGGGGACCCTTTATCTGATGACCCAGTGGGAAGCCAATCAGCTTAAAACGGATCCACGAATAAAATCAGTAGAAATAAGTCCGAGAACGTTGGGCTCAACACCGGAACTATTCGTCGAAGAAGTATCAACCAACACCACAGAACAGACTAGCACGGCATGGGATAAGTCCTTCACCACCTCCAGCAACCATAAGAACTGGGCCCTATTGCGATGCTGGGAGGGCTCTAATAGAAACGGCTGGGGAGGCTCCGGATATTCAGGTGACGGGGAACAAGCTAGTGCCGCCGTGACAGGAACCATAAGACTGACACAGACCGGAAGAAATGTGGATGCAGTAATAGTGGACGAAAACGGATTGCCATGGACCCATCCAGAATATGCATTAAATGCGGATGGCACTGGTGGAACCAGAACCGTGCAATACAACTGGTTTCAACACGATCCTGAAGTCAGAGGAATTGCTGCCAGCGATTATACCTATTCATTAGGTTCCCACTCCACTCATGTGGCCGGCACGGTGGCCGGAAATACCCAAGGCTGGGCTAGAAATGCCAATATCTACAACATTTATTTCGGTGCTGGCGGGGGAGATACCGGATACGTGATGGACTACATAAGACAGTTCCATGCAAATAAACCAGTCAACGCAGCCACCGGCAGGAAGAATCCAACCATCTGTAACAACAGTTGGGGTTGGAGTATCTTCCCAGGGGCATGGAGTTTTAATGACATCACCGCGGTGACCTTTCGAGGTGTAAGAAATGTTCCGGCGGGTGGTATCACAACTTTCAATGGATTCAGCGGAGTATGCACAAGCTCAACAAGATTGGCCACATTGGTTAATTTTGAAAACAATGGAAACAGAATCACAACGACAGGCACAGCAGACCAGGGAGAAGGCAGTATCGTGTCAAACCCATCTTCATGGACCAGAGACTCTAATTATCATGCCAGCATAGCGGGGGTCACACAACCATCGGCCAGCTACAGCATAGTGATCAACACCGACACTGTGAATGCAGGTGTGAGAATACAGAGTGACGTTTCCGCGGGAGGCAGTTCCGGGACCACAACTCTCACGACCAGCATCACGGTGACCCGACAGAGCGACAGCACCGTTGTGAACACTTTCACGGTGGGACCTGCATCAGACAGCACGGCCAACACAACCAACATCATAGATGAGGAAATCACACTGGCATCAAAAGGCAATTACACTGTAACCTATGCAACCACAATCAGCAACGCTGGCGTCACATCACCTGTTTATGCCTTTGACATGGACATATTGATAGACAACGATCCGTCCATCACAGATGCAGCAACGGTGACCACGCTGGCAACCTCCTTATTGGGCTCAGCTAGCCTTACATCTAGCACGACCCCAACTGTGGGCAACAACGACGACGGATATTGGACATTGAATCTGCCTTTCAATGTGAAATTTTTTGGAATCAATTACAATCAGATTTTTGTGGGAACAAACCACTATGTGACTTTCGGTGGTGGATCCACTAACTTTAGCAATTTAGGAGAAGCCAATCCTGGATTTCCAAAGATCATGTGGTGTTCATTTGACAACTCGGTGCAGAGGATTTTCCATGGCACAGAAGGTACAGCACCAAACAGGACTTTTAGAATAAGAGTGGAGGGAAATGCCGGCGACACGGGTACTTTGGGCAGCCCCGGCATGGTGAACGAATGGGTATTCTATGAAGCAACTCCAGAACAGATAGACCTCCAATTGGGAGTAAACAACCGTAAAACAGTAAGTGGTAACACTTTCACCACAGCTCAGCTGAACGCCTGGGGATTTATATCTAACCAGCGTATACCTTATAGGGTCTCCGTATTGGATGAGGATCTAGAGGACATGATCGACGAAGGTGTGATCACTGTGGGTGCCGCTGGAAATGGCAGGTGGAGGCACGACGTGCCAGGTGGGCAGGATTGGAACAACACGTTCGAGATGGCTAACAGATACCCCGACAGCGTGGCCAATCCATATCCCTACATGAGAGGCACCAGCCCCACTGCCAATGACTCCGCGGGCGATGGCAGCTCCACCGGAACCTATGACATTCCCAACATCTGCGTGGGTGCCGTTGACGCAATAAGCGTGGACAAGAAAGTTGTTTTCAGCGATTGCGGAGAAGGAGTGGACATTTTCGCACCGGGCACATTCATAGTAAGCGCATATACGGCTGGGGTCACTGATCCGAGATCAGGCAGTTTTTTTGTGAACAAAGTGTCAGGCACCAGCATGGCTTCTCCCCAGGTCTGTGGAGTGCTCGCTTGTGCGCTGGAAACCTATCCAGAAATGAATCAAGAGCGTGCCAAAGCCTACATCACTGGCATTGCCAAAGCCGATCAGCTGACAGCCACATCCGGGGGTCCTACTGACATTAGAGATCTACAGGGAGCACCTAACTTATATTTGTTCTACAGGCCCGAAAGACCCTATGATGGCAATGTTTATCCTAAAATCAACTACAAACTGCGCCCCGCTAGCGGAGCCGTTTGGCCAAGACCTAGGATAAAAAGAACCTTAAATTAGTGTAAAACACAAAATCCCAACACACATATTGACAGATCTTTGTTTTCGTGTTATAAATACAGCTGACACAACAAGAACACAAACACACACACAGAAAGGAGTTTAAGTTATGTCAAACATCAAATCAAAAAGCGGCTACGAGATACGTGCCGATCTATTAGGACTTGCCAAACAAATGGCGGAGTTCAACTACAACATCAAGCTAGCAGAATACGAAGCCACCGTGAAGAAGGACGGCGAGCAAGTGGTTGCTGAGTTCAAGGCCCCAGTGATGACGGCAGAGGACATCATCGACACTGCAAAGAAGTTCAATGAGTTTGTGACCAATGGTTCAAATGTCGCGGAACAGACCAAAGTATTGATGGAAAACGTGAAGACTTTCAATGAGAAGGTGCAGGAGAGTTTCAAACCTGAGACCATCCAGAAGAATATGAAAGAATTTCAGGACAACGTCCAGAAGTTCTACACAGTTTTCACCAACGGTGTAGCTAAAAACTAAAACCCAAAAAAACGACGCTCCGAGCTCGGCAACGGGCTCGGTGTGCCAATAGGAATTTTAAATGTGGCCCTACAACGAACACGAAAATGATATGCTGAGCCAACCCAATAAAAAGATTCAGCGTGATAGAGAAAACGGCAGACCTTTGTATTTGGCCCTGCTAGGTGTGATTCTCATCGCGTTGCTGGTGCTGGCCGTGGCTACATCAGTGAAAAGCTTCATGGTAATAGGCAACTAATATCGGAAACATTTTTGAGGTAAGTACATTATGTTCACCATAATGGATTTTTTTCCATCACACACACAGAACAAGGCCTATGATGTCTATCCGGCCATAGGAAACAACAGCAATTTCAATCCCAACGCAGGCAATTTCCAGGAATATACATACGAGCTGGAGTGGATGGAATGCCATTGGAACCATGTGTACAAATGCATCGACATGGTGACTGCCTATTGGTACCCATGGATAGATCGGAACGCCCTGCACCAAATGTATCCGGACCTATACAATTAGATCTAAAATAGTCTGCAATTTGCCTTTTATAGATTTATTATTGAGGGTGTTCCTGAGACCAGCATGTAAGTTTTTTGGCCAGCACTCGAACGCACACCACGCATATGAGCTGTGTTCACCGTTGAGTTTTGGTAAAAATTCTTCGCTCACACAGATCACATAGGTGTTGAAAAAAAATTTTTGATCGTTGCTGGTGAACAGCTCCAATGGTATGACTTTTTTGAAGGCTCCTGTGTAGCCAATCTCCTCGTGTATCTCTCTTTTCAAGCCCTCGAAAGCGCTCTCAGTGTATTTGTTCCTGCCACCAACCAATGCCCACATGCCACGGGTTTTTTCATCATTGCGTTGCAGGAATAAAAATCTTTTGGTATTCACCGCGTAGAATAACGCTCCAGAACAAATTATATTTGTTTGCATTTATAAATTATAGCACAAGCGTCCACTTACCTGCAATATAGATCCCTTCGTAGCTCTTTACCCAGTTTGTGCCGTTGTATTTGTATTGAATTCCAGTATTGAGATTGGTGACATATTCTACTGTGGAATCAAAATCAGCCGCTGCCCATACCACGCTCCATGTGTTAGTTGAGCTGTTGTATTGTACTATATCATTGGCCTGGGCATCCAAATTTCCTGGCCAATATTGTGTGCTGTCCCCAATGTCCTGTGTAATAAGGAATCTTGTGCCATTGGCTGGAGTAGCACTCGCATCAAATGTTAATGGATTTATAATTTTATTAACAGAAGCTATTGTATTGGCGGGTATGGTATCAGAATCAATATTAAACAATAAAATGCTCTCATCCAGCGGAGACGCTGATATAGTGCCCACAACTTCATTGCCGTTATCTTGTGTCAACTTCACTTGGCTCAATCCATTAGTGATTTTTCCATATTGATTTAATAATATATTCCAATTAATTGGGGGACCAAATGTCTCGAAAGGATCTAGCGTTGTTGCTTCTCTCGCCCCTGTATAGAAACCATCCCCGCCCGAGCTTACATTTATGCCCGTGCTGCCCAATATTCTCAATTGGTTGCCGGTCAATAATAGAGCATAATTGTTTGGAGTCACATAAGATTTTGATATTAAAGTTCCGTCAATCAATCCTTTGGTGATGCCTCCATCGTCGTCATAGATGCTCATAATGATCTTTTGTATCACTCCCAATTTGGAAACTTTGACGGGAGGAGATAACCAAATAGGCATGCTGAAAGTCATAGATGCCACATCAATTTCCACTTCGGCTCCAACAGGAATAGATCTTGAACTGAAATTTATGTCTTTCAATTCGATATAACTCAAGCTGGTCCAGTCGATATAATTGTCGCTTTTTTGAATTTCGAAGTCCGGATTGAACAAGTACAGAATTTGTTCTAATATCTGCAATTTCATATCAGTGTTTGTGGTATAAATGTCTGCCTTCACTGTCAATCTAAATGGGCTGGGCATAACTTTTTCTATGGTGTATCCAGCACCTAAGGCATTATCATATTGTCCAGTGGCCTCATTGTAATTTCTTTCTTTGAGATGTTGTTTTTCTACGTGATAAGGATTTTGCATTCTATCTCTGTCATATTCAAGCGCTGAGATGTAACAAGCAATCTTGGGAGCAGATTGTAGCGCATTCTCGCTGTTGTTCCTAATAATGTTGGCCACCTGTCGCGTCATGTCACCATAGGTCACAGGAACCTGTCTCAACTGTACCTGGCCACTTGTGCCCTTGCCCAACTCAATGGAAAAATTACTCAGCACTCTAATGAACTGAGTCACGAATTTCCTTATCTGACCATCGTAAAAATGAAGCATTAATTATCCGCCTTGGGTTTCAGAGCATCTGTCAATGATTGTCTCTGCTCAACTGTCAAGCCATTGATCGTAGCAGTGCTGCTGTTGTTAATGAAACCAGTTTTAAATGTGTTTCTAGCATTGGTATTGGTAGTGGTCAATCTCACAGCATCTTCTACCTTGATCCATCGCACCCCATCGAAACGGAACAATCTATTAGGCAAAAAATCCAATCTCAAGAAATAATCACCCTTGTTGACATTGGATGTTGGGAAGCTGGTTCCCGCTCCAGCAACATAACCATTGGGTGGAATGCCATCGCCGTTGTAATAAAAACCATAATGGCTGCTGGCCGGAGTATCCAGCACAGCATTAATTGGCTGATTAGACGAGATTGATGCATTGGAATTTATACCGTCCAGCCTTACGTTGCCTCTCTCATCTATAGGAGTCACATAAAATTGCTTGTAATTGAACCCAGATTTTGGGGCATCCGCTTCGGCCTGATTTATGATCGCATCATTAATTTCTCTTTCTTTATTATAAGTGCTCATATAGCTGGCAAGTGATCCGGCGGTGGTAGCATCACCTATGATATCACGGAATTCTTGACTGTCCACCAGCGTTTTTAATTTTAGTCTCAATAGGTGTGGCCAATAAGTTGGAGAAAATCCTTCTGCTGATCTGTTCACGTCTTCGACAACATAGAATCTTTTCAGTGCAATGGGAATGCTGGCGTCTAGACTGTAATCATCTTTCAAATGCGGGAATTCTATAACATCTCCGCTCATGGGCTTCCTGCCCAATCTTTCAACCACATCATTCAGATGCACAGTTAAGAATAGGGTGTCGTTTTGCAGAAACATGCCGAATTGGCTGAGATTGAAATCTGTGTCCTGCACGTTATAGATACCTCTCACTACATATACGTCTTTGTCATATTTTCTATCTCTATTTTCTAAAAATAACAAATCTTGTATAGTTCTTTCATTCAAGTTACTGCCACTGTAATGAGGTTGTGTGGGGCTAGCATCACCGTCCTTGGTGCCTTCTTCTCCTTGATCATATATTCCAACGTATTTGTGTAGAAAAACATCAGTTCCTCCCACCTGGAACATCTCATTTATATTGCGATCAAAAAACTTATAATCGTTGCCTTTTTCTGGCTTGTATATTGATAAACGTGGCATACTAACCATATTTATGGAAAAGCATCTAGCCATAAATATCCATATGTCAGAGTTACAAACAGCACAGCAACAAGTTTTTGATTACGTAAAAACCATGCTGGGAGACGGTATGATTGAGGTGGAATTGGACCCAAAACACTATCAAATCGCACTGGAAAGAGCAGTGAACAGGTATAGGCAGAGATCCAACAATTCAGTAGAGGAGAGCTATGCCTTTTTGGATCTCATACAAAATCAAAACAAATATATCTTGCCAGACGAGATCATCAACGTCAGAGAGATTGGAAGGGCTACAGTGGGGTCACGAGGTGATGGACAGGGAGGCACATTATTCGAACCATTCAATCTAGCATACACCAACACCTATCTATTGAGAGCAGGTGCTGTGGGCGGATTGGCCACCTACTATGCTTTCGCATCTTACCAGGAGCTCGTTGGCAAAATGTTTGGCTCCTTCATTCAATTCCATTATGATAACGCAACTAAAACATTGACAATTACCCAACGCCCACGAGTGGACGGAGAGAGGGTAATTTTGCACACTGATAATTTCCGACCAGACATTGTGTTGCTTAACGACATCTACAGTAAACCCTGGATTAGAGATTACACATTGGCGGTGAGCAAGGTTATGCTCGGCGAGGCCAGAGGCAAGTTTGCCACCATCAACGGCCCACAGGGAGGGACCACCCTCAATGGAGAAACGTTGCGGCAGGATGGCATGGCCATGATGGAGAAACTGGACCAGGAGATTGCACTGTTTATCGATGGCGGAAAACCAACCAGTTTTATAATTGGTTAATCCTTTTTATTACCTTTTAATTCTTTAAAACTTCAGATTAAATAAATCGCTTATGGCTTATACAGGCATCAAAAATATAAAAGATTTGTCCTTCCAAGAATTAGAAGAGTTGGTCACCGCGTTGGAAAATATGAGTCGCGTGGCCGATCGATCCGAAATGCGAAAGCAAATATTAAAAACCGTGGAAAAAGTCAAACAAGAGATTGCAAAAAGAATAAAAAAACTATAATATAATCCTATGCTGATAGGATTGGTAGGCTTAATAGGATCTGGCAAGGACACTGTGGCAGAATGCTTGGTTAGTAATCACGGATTTCAACGAGATAGCTTCGCAAAATCATTAAAAGATGCTGTGAGCGTGATATTTGGTTGGGATCGAGCACTGCTGGAAGGAGCCACACAGGAGAGTCGCATGTGGAGGGAGAGAGTTGATCCTTATTGGAGCAACAAACTCAACCAGCCGGTGACCCCTCGATACATTTTACAGTATTGGGGCACAGAAGTGATGCGGGGACATTTCCATGACAGCATCTGGATCGATTCATTTATTGCTCGCTACAATGGTGGAAAAATAGTGCTCAGCGACACAAGATTTGTTAATGAGATAGAAACCATCAAGGCATTGAAAGGCAAAGTTGTTCTGATCAAAAGAGGCGCCATACCCACAAAAGAGGAAATGCAAGAAAAAACAGTGCATCAAAGTGAGTGGGATTGGATCGGACAAACATTTGATTATGAGATAGATAACTCCGGCAGTTTAGCGACGCTAAAAACGCAGGTGGATCATATGATCAATCATCTACTTCTAAATCACCAATAGACCATCCCAATTCTTGGGTACTTTTTAATCTTTGGCAGTTGGCGCAGATGGTTTTCAAATTATACACACTGGTGTTGTTCCGGTTGCCATCCACATGAAAGACGTCCATTTGCTGTTCATTGACTGCTTTGAAAGCGCATAATTCGCAGCGAGCCTTTTTACGGTATCCAGAAAGCAACCAACGAGAAGCACCAGTAACTTTAAGATTTTTTTGTTTACGTATGCAGGTATCACACTGGCTACGCCAATAGATTTTTTCTTGTTTGCGATAGCCGTAAGCCCTGGGATTACTCATACAAGTTTTACAAAGTGGTCTTTTCATAGCATTATTTACGTGCCCTATATAGGCACCAAAAATGACAAGATAACGCCGCAAAAACTATTCACAACGCTAAATAAGTCTAGATATACTTGCAAGGAGACTAAACAATGGCATTAACATCACCAGGCGTAGAAATACAAGTTTTAGACGAAAGTTTCTACGTTCCAGCAGACGCGTCGTCCACGCCTTTAATAATCATAGCAACTGCTCAAGACAAATTGAACGGAGCAGGCACAGCCACAGCAGCAGGCACAAAAAGTGCTAATGCAAACACCGTTTATTTGATCTCTTCTCAGAGAGAGCTGACTGAGACTTTTGGAGATCCAAAATTTTTCACAGATGCATCAAGCAATCCTCGGAATGGTTATGAGTTAAATGAGTATGGTCTACAAGCAGCGTACTCATTTCTAGGTATTGCCAACAGAGCTTTCGTACTACGAGCCAATGTTGATCTAGGTCAACTGGTGGACTCTACTAGTGCTCCTACATCAGCACCAACCAACGGCACCTATTGGTTAGATCTAAATAAAATAGTCCCTGGGATTTTCGAATGGTCGGCAACAGATCAATCATTCACCACAATCACTCCTATCTATATCACATCGACCGATAATTTAGTTGGTGGTGTATCTACAGGCATTCCATTAACATCGATTGGCACTGTTGGGCAATATGCTATCAACACCACTCATGTCACAAACAAGATTTATTTGAAAACAACGTCCAATACCTGGGTGCAAGTGGGCAGTGCAGCGTGGAAAACGGCCATTGGCGCTAATGCAAAATTTTTACAAGCTTCGCACATTAATAGACCGTTATGGAAAACTGCAGAAGAAGACAGACCCACTGGGTCAGTGTGGTTCAAATACACCACTCCAAATGCGGGCGCTGACGTAGTAATCAAAATATACAACTCAGCCACCAAAGCATTCTCGGAAGTGGATGCCCCTTTCTATTCCAACAATCATGCAGCCATCTATGGAATCGATCCTGTTGGTGGAGGCACTGGCATCACTGCAGGAACACTTTACACCCAATACAACGTCACCGAACAATCATTGCTAGGCGCGTTCGACACAACAGATAGCCTGGCAGATTTCCAGGTATTCAGATATGAAGGCGGAAAAACCGTTATCATATCTAAAACCGCAGCAGCCACTTTCACAGCAGGTCATTCAATCAAGATCGCTGAATCAATAGTGGGACAAGCAGCGTTGGAAGAACAATCAGAAACAGTGACACTTGGTGGCACAGCAAACACTGACTTCGTTGCGGCTATCAATGGTGCGGGATTCGTCAACATCGTGGCGGAAATTACTAGTGATAATTTTATTAAAATCACACACAACAAAGGTGGAGACTTCAGAATGTTTGACGTGGATTCGGGCACTGCACTTTCAGATGCCGGATTCGGCGCTGCGGCTGCTCACAGCTACGGAACCTACACAGCAAATTCAAGCACATTGGTAGACAATTTGTATGACGTCCCAGCTGGTGCTACGGAAGATTCCACAGCTCCTGCCACAGTGATGGCTTCTAACTGGAAGCGCTTGAGCTACACAGCTTCAGTGACTGCTCCCAGCAACGAACCAGCAGATGGAACTTTATGGTACAACTCAGGCACAGACGCTGACATCCTAGTACACAACGGCACAACATTCGTTGGATACAAAAATGGAACCACCGCTTCACAATCAGGTGGATCATTGGCAACTACCGACCCCAATGGCCCGCAATTGACAGCAACGAAACCTACCACACAGTCAGATGGTACTGCATTGGTGAACGGTGACTTATGGATTGACTCCAGTGATACAGAAAACTATCCAAAACTTTACAGATATGACACCACCTTAGCAGATGGTGCAGATTTTGTGTTGATAGACAAAAGTGATCAAACCACCGGAGCCGGCATACTATTTGCCGATGCAAGGTGGAACAAGGCGGCAGGAAGAACTGATTCAAACTCAGTGGGCGGAACCGGCGATGCTGGCAGCATCAAAGATCTTCTGTCTGATAACTTCTTAGATCCTGATGCTCCGGATCCAGCACTGTATCCAAAAGGTATGCTGCTATGGAACACCAGAAGGTCTGGTTTCAACGTGAAAGAATATAAAAACAATCACATAACCACTGTCAAATATCCAGGATCTGGATCAAGCGGCAAAGGTAACACAAGATTCAACAGCAACGAGAGCGTGGCCACATATTTCAAAGATAGATGGGTGACCAAAAACGCCAACAACGCGGATGGCTCAGGCACATTTGGCAGAAAAGCTGTGAGAAAAGTAATTGTACAACAATTGAAATCAGAGATCAATACCAACCAGGCCATCAGAGAAGACCAAAGAGGCTTCAACCTCATCGCTTGTCCTGGATATCCAGAATTGATTTCTGAAATGGTGAATCTAAATGCCGACAGAAACTACACTGGATTCATATTGGGGGACACTCCATTCAGACTGGCCAGCACGGCAACAGCAATCACTAACTGGTCGAACAACTCTGCCAACGCCGCAGACAACGGTGAAGATGGCTTGACTACTTCCAGTGAATATATGGGAGTGTTTTATCCATCGGGAAGAACCACAGACAATAAAGGAAAAATCATCGTGGTTCCACCAAGTCACATGATGCTGAGAGTGTTAGCGAACAATGACAATGTGGGATTCCCATGGTTTGCACCAGCTGGTACTAGAAGAGGCGTGGTTAACAATGCACAATCTGTAGGATACATTGATGCTACTACAGGGGAATTTCAAACAGTATCCTTGACTGAATCTGTGAGAGACAGCATGCATACTGTGAAAATAAATCCAATCACAGCATTCGCAGGAGCCGGCATCGTCAATTTTGGTAACCTGACAAAAGCTGCCGGAAGTTCATCTCTGGATAGAATCAACGTTGCAAGATTGACTGTTTTCCTAAGAACACAATTAGACAGAATAGCCCAGCCGTTTATTTTTGAACCCAACGATACCTTGACAAGAAATGAAATCAAATCAGCTATCGACTCATTCTTGTTAGAATTGGTGGGTAAGAGAGCTTTATATGACTTCTTAGTAGTATGTGACGAGGGTAACAATACTGCTGCTAGAATAGACAGAAACGAACTGTATGTGGACATAGCGATTGAACCTGTGAAATCGGTAGAGTTCATCTACATACCGTTGAGAATTAAAAACACAGGTGAAATAGCGAAACTTGGAGTATAATATATGGCAATTTCAACACTAAGCAAATTTACAGTACCTTTGGCAAACGATCAGAGTTCAGCATCACAAGGTTTGTTGATGCCAAAACTACAGTATCGTTTCAGAGTGGTTCTCGAGAATTTTGGGGTGTCCACTCCAAGATCAGAAATCACCAAACAAGTAATGGATGTGACACGACCAAACCTAACTTTTGATACTGTCACACTAGATGTTTACAACTCTAAAGTATATGCAGCTGGTAAACACACTTGGGAACCGATCGCATTGACATTGAGAGATGACGTCAACAATTCAGTTTCGAAATTAGTGGGAGAACAAATTCAGAAACAATTTGATTTCTTTGAGCAAGCCTCTGCAGCTTCTGGTATTGACTACAAATTCACAACTAGAATTGAAATGCTAGATGGCGGTAATGGTGCTTCCACAGCAGGTATACTAGAAACTTGGGAACTTTATGGTTCCTATGTCGAATCAGTGAATTACAACACATTGGCTTACAACACCAGCGATCCAGTGACCATCAGCCTCAACATAAGATACGACAACGCAGTACAAACTCCGCAAGGCACAGGAATCGGCACAAGGGTGACAAGAACCATAGGCACATTAAGCACAGGCGGCGGTATATAATAGAACATTTGCATTTATAGCAAAAGAAGCGCCTTTAACGGCGCTTTTTTTGTGACTATAAATATAGGTATGCCAAAGATCAATAATTTCTTAAAAGGTTTCTCAAACGGTCTTCCTGGATTGAAGGATTTTCAACACGCCAGTAGATTATATATAGACGACAATTTTAGATTACTACCCAAACAAAAATTCCTATTCCATGTGGTGTTCAATATCGATAATACCATACCTGTGAGGCCGTTCAGCACAAATGAACGTTTGGAACTCAACATGTTGGTCAAGTCATGTGAATTGCCCAAGTATGACATGAATCTTGAAGAAAGATTGCAATACAATAAAAAAGTCTATGTGGGCACAAGAATAAAATATAATCCTGTGAACATAGTTTTCCATGATGATCATGCTGATACCGTGAATGCCTTTTGGAAGGCCTATTACGAGTACAACATCGCAGATTCACAATCTATAAACAGGACACAAATTGTAGACATTGCCAAAGATGATATGTATCATGACACCAATAGAAAAACGGTCACACAGTTCGGAATGGACAATTCACAAAAAAGAGGTAAACCATTCCTTAAATCAGTGCAAATATTTGTGTTGCATAAAAAAACTTTCAGCGGATTCACTCTGGTCAATCCAATCATTGGATCTTTCAGCCATGACAATCTTGATCAAACAGATGGGCAAGGATTGTTGACCAACACCATGCAATTGTTTTACGAGACCGTCATATACACAGCAGGTAAGGTTGATCCGGTATCTGTGCCGGGGTTCGCAACTTTGCATTATGACAAAGAACCTTCCCCTCTCAGTGTGTTGGGACGAGGCACCACATCTATATTTGGGCAGGGAGGAATCGTGGATGGCATTGGATCTGTGATAGGCAACGTAAGAGAGGGCAATTATCTAGGAGCGGTGCTTGGAGCCATAAACACCTACAACAATGCCAAAAAGATCAAAGCCAAACAAGCAGTGAAAGAAGAATTGAAAGGCATAGTGAAAGAGGGAGTGATAGATATTGCCCGTCAAGCTGGCACAGTAACCAATCCTGTGGGCAGTTTTTCCATCGGCGCTCTGGCCGTGGCAGGTCTTGCCGCGGCCCCATCATTGGCACGATCAAAGAGTTTAGGTGATCAAAGCAATCCTAACAACCAAGTAATCCCAACTAGGGTATTAGACACTAGGCTTTACCTCTCGCCAACAGAATCTTTTAATCTCGTTCAAACCAATTTGGTGGCACAAGATAAAGTGGCAGCAGGGATTTATTACAAACAGGTCGGGTCAAGAAAAGGTCTTACTATCAGCCAAAGCGAGATAGAATATACAGCAGCATCCAATGACGTCAAAAAAATATATAGAAGCAGAACGTTGACCGACACAACAAAATTGGTCAATGATGGCTTTGTGAGGATCAGTAGAGCGGGCAACGAAGTGGCCATCGTCGCTGAAAGAGCAGGATTATAATGGCAGAATTCTACACCAACCTACCACAAAAAGAAAAAGATAGATTGCAAAAAACCATCGACGATCTTACTAAGGCACAGTATGTTGAGCCATTTGAATTCAGCACCAATGATTATGATATCGCTGTAGGTTTTTTTGTCAAAAGAGGATTTGACCGACAACCAGCGGAAGAGACTGCTTACGTAATCTTACAACAGGCCAAGATAGATTCTATTCCAGTGGCACAAATGCTAGATATCTTAACAAGGGCCGACTCAGCCCAATTGAATGAACTGCTCACAGTGGTTTTGAATGCCAATAGATACAAGAGCAGTCGATTGGGAGTAAGGAATAGCAGAACTAGCAGAGATATCGTATCCAGAAACATCAAAGCATAGATGAAATTCGCCAAAGGAAAATTCTTGATGAAGAATCCTGCCAAGTACGTGGGAACAAAAGCTCCAACGTATAGGAGTGGTTGGGAACACTCTTTCATGCGACTGTGTGATGAGCACCCAAATGTCTACCAGTGGGCAAGCGAATCCATAAAGATACCTTATCGCCATCCTTTGACTGGCAAATACACCATCTATGTGCCAGACTTCTTTCTAGTATATGTTGATAAAAACGGCAACAAGCACGCAGAGTTGGTAGAAGTCAAACCAATGAATCAAGCCACCATGGAACGGGCTGGTAAGAGCACTGGAAGACAGACACAAGTTGTGATTAATCGAGCCAAATGGGAGGCTGCCTCTGCGTATGCGAAGCAAAATAGGATAACCTTTCGGGTTCTGAGCGAGGAACAATTATTCCATCAAGGGAAACGCAAGTAAATATCTTAAATGACACGCAAGCTGGAAGATATACTCAATTTACCAAATGTAAAAGAAGCATTCGCAAAGGTGGATGCCAAGGAAAAATCACGCGAAGACAAGGAAAGACACACTATTCCTAAAAATGTTGATCCCCAGACAGCAAAGGCCTTGGAAAAAACCTATCAAGAATTCGATAAAATTGCGGCAGCATTACCGCAGGTCAAGGGTTTGGGCGAATTAAGCGATCTCGAGCTGGATAAGCTGGCCATGGAGGCCGAAGAGAGCTATAAAAATCTCATGGATCTGGGCATGAACGTGGACAGCAGATATTCAGGACGTATTTTTGAAGTGGCAAGTTCAATGTTGCGCAATGCTATAGATGCAAAATCACAAAAAATCGATAAAAAATTACACATGGTGGAATTACAGCTGAAAAAACTCAAAATTGACAAAAGCGGCTCGGACGACATCAGCGAACCGATTGAAAGTGAGGGCATGATAATAAGCGACCGCAATGAGTTGATGAAGAAACTGCTGAAGAAAGACTAAATACAGCATTATGACAAACTTTAAACAATATCTAGCAGAATCGACGAAGGAATATCACTACAAAATTAAAATAGCTGGTGATATAAGCGAAGATTTTGGCTCTAAATTGGAAACAGCACTGCGAAAATATGAAGTAAAGTCTCTGTCAAAAGGTAAAAAAACCCCAATACAGGAAGTGCCATTGGATTTTTCCCATATCAAAAATCAAGCAGTAACAATTTTTGAATTGACCACCCTGTACCCGGCATCAGTATTTGAAATGAGAGCATTGATAGCTGACAGCATGCGTTTACATGACAACCAAATCGTAATTAGAAAACCGGGAGAGCCAACAGAGGAATACCAGGAAGAAATAAAGGCCAGGGCGGAAAAAAAATCTGAATATAAGTCTATGTTACATGATATAGAATACAAAGATGCTCCAAAAGTCAAAGCGGATGAGGTGTATGGGGATCGGGCCAATCAAAGTTTATTAAAAGAATTACTCAAAGCCAGAAAACAAACGGAATTTGCTGAAAAACCTAAAGTGGAACAGGAAGTGATGAAAAATGAAGTGGATAAAAAAAATTCTGGATCTCCGATCAAAGCAGCTCATAAAGGGCCAGTAAAAGGCAACCCAGATCCAGCAGGAAAATAATTTTATGGACATGATCGATATCTTATCTAGACTTAGACAGATTCAGGAAAGCAATCCATCAATTGATGTCAAGGACGCCATAAGCAATGTGGAGAAAGCAAACGGACCAGTAGCAGAGAAAACACAGAGCCCGTATGCGATCGGAATGGCGCAGGCCATGAAATCCACAGGAGACACTCCACCACTAAAAAAATCCACCATTGAGAAAGCGCATGACATCGCGAAGTCGATAGAGAAAAATGAAGGCGAGATCGACGAGACCATGACGCGACAGCACTTTCAGCTGTTCGCCGACACAATTAAACAGATCGAGGACCCAATCAAGCGCAAAGAGACAGCAGAGATGATAGCGGGCGTGATGGCCAAGAGCAATCCGAGGTTCGACATGCAAAGATTCATGTCAGCGGCAGGAGTGGCGATGGCCGAGGCGGACGCTGCTAATGTTGACCTAAAGAAAAAATTGAGCGACTTGAAAGACAAATACAATGCACAAATGGCCAACGCCTATGCAGGTGATCCTTCAGAAACGGAAGAAGAGATCGAAAAGATAGAAAAGCAGTTGGGCATAACACATGAGGAGAAGAAAATGAAGAAAGATAAGATGAACGAGTCAATCATGATAGCCACTGATTCACCAGAAGAAGCCAGCATGATGATGCAGTTGCTGAAATTGGCAGGAGTAAGACCAGTTGGACAAGACATGATCAATCAGCCTGAAGCTCCGAAAGAAGTGCCAACAGATGCGCAGGCCGACGAGGCGTTCGCAAACACGCCAAAAGAAAAATACAGCGATGTGAAAGCAGTGGTGCCAAGCGGCACTGATCTGCACAGAGCAAAAGGCGCCTACATCAAGGCGGCCGGTGGAGACAATCCCATGTCCATCAAGATGGGAGAATCTGAGATCTCAGAAGAGGAACTGTCAAACAGCCTTAGAGCGCAGTACGAGAGTTTCAAGAAGACCTATCAGGAAGCGGCCAACTCGAAACCAGATTTCTTGGACGTGGACAAGGATGGCAACAAGTCCGAGCCCATGACAAAAGCGCTGAAGGACAAAGAGCAGGCGAAGAAGTAGCCCGGGGCCAATAACACCAGGTTTAATTCCATTATAGACCCCACTAAATATTTTTATGGAATTCTTTGGACGATATTCTGACGGGCTGAGATACACCTCCATCAAGGTGGTTTATAAGATGCCGGACTATCAAAACATACTGCAGGAGTTCTGGTGGCAGACCCTGGACGTGCCGCCCAGATACCCTAGGATGAAGCAGTTCGTGGACTACTGGAACGACTACATCGAAGCAGTGATACACAGCCTGGAAGTGGGTCATATGGACCGCTTTGGTGCCACTTCATATACCAACGCCACAGATTGGTTCAAACTTAAATAATAGCCATGGCATACATATCGTTAGATAGTGACCAAATAAAAAAGGCACACAAAAAACACAAGTACACAGCTGATCAAGTGATAAGACTGGAAAAGTGCATGGATCTCAGAAGTGGACCGCTTTTCTTCATGCGGGAATTCATGCGAATACAGCACCCCACAAGAGGAGAATTGAAATTTGATCCCTATCCGTTCCAGGAGAGATTGGTAGAAGCTTATAACAACCACAGGTTCAGCATAGCCATGCTGCCAAGACAGACCGGAAAGACCACCTGCGCTTCGGGCTATCTGTTATGGTATGCTATGTTCAAACCTGATTCACAAATACTAATAGCCGCTCACAAGTATCAAGGTGCATCGGACATCATGAGCAGGGTACGCTATGCCTACGAGCTATTGCCATCATGGATAAAGGCGGGAGTAACACAATACAATAGAAACTCCATAGAGTTTGACAACGGCTCCAAGATAATGGCCACCACCACAACAGAAAACACCGGCAGAGGTATGTCCTTGTCTCTTATCTATTGCGACGAGTTCGCTTTCGTGCAACCGCCAGAAAAGGCCAAGGAGTTTTGGACATCATTATCTCCTACATTGTCCACAGGTGGTAAGTGCCTTATAACTTCAACCCCAAACTCCGATGAAGATCAATTTGCATTGATCTGGAAAGAGGCCTGCAAGAGATTTGATGACTACGGCGTTGACAAGGTCGTGGGCACCAATGGTTTTTACGCAATGAAGGCCCACTGGAGCGAGCATCCTGACAGAGACGAGAAATGGGCTGAGACGGAAAGAAGCAGAATCGGAGAGGAGAGATTCAGAAGAGAACACGAGTGCGAGTTCTTGATCTTTGACGAAACATTAATCTCCAGTATTAGATTAGCAGAGCTGGAAGGACGAGATCCCCTGATCAATATGGGTCAGGTGCGTTGGTGGAAGACGCCAACGCCGGGCAACACCTACATGGTGGCGTTGGATCCCAGCCTGGGCACCGGTGGAGATTTCGCTGCGATTCAGGTATTCGAGCTGCCCACGTTCGAGCAGGTGGCGGAATGGCATCATAACACCACGCCGGCCAATCAACAGGTAAGAATATTACAGGCAATCACCAAGCACATCTATGACACCATCATTGAAAAAAGCCCCACCACGACACCCAGCATTTTCTACAGCATGGAAAATAACACGTTGGGAGAAGCAGCACTCTTAAGAGTGATGGACATTGGTGAGGAGAACATACATGGACAGTTCATCAGCGAACCTATCAGAAAAGGGCATCGAAGAAAGTTCAGAAGAGGTTTTAACACTACCGCTAAACACAAGATAGCGGCCTGCGCCAAGTTCAAGGAATTGGTAGAATTAAATAAGATGAAACTCAACAGCAAGCCACTGATATCCGAATTAAAAGACTTCGTGGCCACGGGCGTGTCCTACAAAGGCAAGCCAGGCCAGCATGATGACTTGGTAAGTGCATGCTTGCTGATGACCCGCATGATGCAGGTATTGGCCACATTCGACCCTAAAATATTTGAAAGATGGACCGACAGAACCACAGAATGGACTGCGCCGATGCCCATATTTGCCAACCTAGGTTCATAATAAATACAGTATGATCAAGCCCAAAACATCACAGGACTTATTCAACAAAATCCGCAGCAAGTTCTCTAATATAAAACTAGGGGACAGCGAGGGCAACGTCACAGCTGATCCTAAATCAGCTGTATTTTTCGACTTTGAATTCAGTGAAAATTCTGATAATTTTGGTAGAGTGAGCATCAGTTTGGCCGATGGTGAAAATATGAAAGTTTTTTACAATCGAGGATTGGTTGAAAAGATAGACGACGAAGCCAAAGCGAATTGGTACAGTTTTTTAAAAGAACTCAAAGATTTCGCAGTTCAACACCAGGTGACTTTTGACGTGCGAGATATCACAAAAAGCGGCCTTACACAACAAGATTTTAAGAATCTCGCAGATGTGAATCAAACGGTAAATATAAGTGATAATATGTCAGAAGAACTAAGCAGATTAACAGAACTAGCTGGAATTCCGGTTGCAGAAGGTCTCACAGGAACCAAAAAGTCTTCATACGAAAATACAGATAAAACTAGATTGATCATAAGACACTCACAAGCAGTTGACGAAAATGTTCCAGGCTCAAGAAGCAGACAGATTAACAGCCTATATGTAGAAAATGAGCAGGGAGAAAGATTCAAGTATCCAATGAAACATCTGGCAGGTGCAAGGGCAATGGCCAGACATGTAGCTAATGGAGGTGTACCTCACGATGATTTTGGCAAACATATAATAAAGATGAGCGAACAGATAGCACAACTTAATAGCTTTGCCCGATATGCCTCTCACAAAGATCAGTTGAATAATTCAGTGGGTGACATCATAGAAAACTGTAAACTTAAATTAGAAAACATGAGAAGTTATGTAAAAAATTTAAGCAAACAAAGTCACTACATGAAAGCCAAAGAAAGTTTCCAACCCACCACAATAGCTGAGTTAGATGATGCTACCAGAAACAGTCTAAGAGAAAAATTTACGTTGAGGCATCTTGATAATAAAATAGAATCAGCTCTACCATTGATCCATTCAATCATGAAAGAGTATGATGACCGAGATGCTGAGATGTCCACTCCAGTGGATCAATCTGCGATGGTGCAGTCATTCCTTGCCAATCCAGAAAAAAAATTAGTGCTAAGGGCGGATCCCGCAGCCGATAAGATGCTGTCATTGACTAAATTTACAAATAAGAACAGCATGTTGAGCTCCATACTGTCTGACATAGCTTCGAGAATGTTGACCAGGAACGATGAAGAAGACAGGATAGCCAACTTCGCCAGCCAGGTGGCCGACGACATGGGCAACGAGGGCTCGCTGTTCTTCAAGCCCGATGCCAACTACACGAAAAATAAAAAAATCGCCATACAACTGGCCAAGAGATATATCGATGACTACAAGAAGATGCAGCAAGATCCAATCTACAGGGACGAAGTGAGACAGGACCCCAGCAAGTTCATGCCAAAAAAAGACAGGCAGGGCAAGGCCAAGGAAGATTTGGCACAGCCTTTCGAGAACTGGACCAACAGAATAGAGGCAAAGGTCAATGAGGGCATCAGCTCACTGCCGGACGAGGACCATGCAGGCAAGGACTTCATAAAAGTGAAGGATCTAATGAGCAAACATTTCCCAGTGGGCACCGAAGCCGTAAATGCAGTATCAACACTGCAGGGTTTGGGTTTTGATGATGATGATCTATTTGATCAGCTGGGTGACCTAGCAGACAAGGAAGGTCCAGACGCCTGCGCCAGGGAGACAGTGAGAGATTATGTGTTGAAAATGCTGGCAATGCCGGCGGCAAAAAATTACTACAGCCCGGCGGAGCACAGCGCGCTGACCAATGCGGTCACGGCCAACGAGAAAGATTTCATGAAGGCAAAAGAACCGGCCATGGCGGAAGTATCCGACACAGTGAAAGAGAGAGATGAGCCAGCAGACGTGGGCATGAGCCCGCAGTTTCGAGACTACGCGGAAGAACCTGACGAAATAGAAGATGTGCAGCAGATATTGAATAAACATCAAAATGCTTATAAGCAATTTAAATCAGGAGACGATCTATACAAGCACAAAGAATTGTATTCAGATTTGTTGGATTATTATGTAAATTCTGGAGACATGCCCTATGGCACTTCAAACGCCAAAGATGGAGATCCTATAAATTGGATAACAACCAGATTGGCCGATTTGGGATTGATAGAATCGGTGAAGAATGAATACAAGGGCCAGATTGATGCTGAATATAAATTTCGTGATTGGTTGAAAAAGACACACAACAAAGAAGTAACTGACTTAAAACCACAAGAATACGCAACTATTTCAAAACAGTATAGTGACGAAAAAGCCAAGCAAGGTGCCAAGACCGAGGGCAATGAGTTCGCCCTGGCAGTGCAGAAGGCCAAGGCAGCAGGCATGAAACCCGGCGACAAGTTCAAGGTTGGCGACAAGGAATACTCATTGAAGGACGCCATAGAATTGGCCGGCATGCAATTGGAAGATTTTGATTTTGCCGCAGAAAACGTTGCCAGCGCCAACGAGTCGGTAAAAGAAGACGAATTGGCAATCATTAAAAAGTTATCCGGTATATAATACCAAATTTCACCATAGACAACAGATAAATAACTGTGTATATTATTCTTTATGTCTAATGTACATTTAGGCAAACAAAACAAACATAGGCACACAAGGAGGCTTACATTATGGCTACACTAGCTGAAATAAGAGCGAGGTTAAAATCTCAAGAAGTGAATCGCTCCACTTCATCAACCGGCGGCGACAACGCCATCTACCCACACTGGAACATACAGGAAAATCAAGAAGCAGTAGTTCGTTTCTTGCCTGACAAGGATACCGGTAACACTTTCTTCTGGACAGAAAGAGCAATGATCAAATTGCCTTTCGCTGGGATCAAGGGACAGTCGGATTCGAGACCAGTGCAGGTACAGGTACCATGCATGGAGATGTATGGAGAAACTTGCCCGGTCCTTACGGAAGTTCGACCCTGGTTCAAGGACAAGTCAATGGAAGACATGGGCAGAAAATATTGGAAAAAGAAAAGTTACATATTCCAAGGTTTTGTTCTACAAAATCCCTTAACCGATGATAAGGCCTCTGAGAATCCTATCAGAAGATTCATCATTGGTCCACAAATTTTCAACATAATCAGATCTGCATTGCTAGATCCAGAGATGGAAGAATTGCCAACTGATTACGTGAGAGGTGTGGATTTTAGGATAACCAAGACATCCAAAGGCGGATACGCTGACTATTCCACTTCAAAATGGAGCAGAAGAGAAAGAGCCCTGGATGAGGCGGAACGAGCAGCGATTGATAAGTTTGGATTGTTCAATCTCTCAGACTTCAGACCCAAGAAGCCTACCGATGCGGAGATAAAAATAATCAAAGAATTATTTGAGAGATCTGTGGAAGGCGAGGCATATGATCTGGAAAAATATGGTCAGTATTTCAGGCCAGCCGGAGTATCAGCTACGGCAAATGGTTCTGCAAACGGATCAGCATCAGTAACAGCCACGGTCGATGAAGAAGTGTTGGCAACCAAAGCGGAACCGGTAAAAGCGGCTCCTGTTGCGGCAGCACCTCAACCATCCACTGACAGCGCCAAGAGAGCTGAAGATATCTTGAAACTGATCAGATCAAGACAAAGCAAATAACACTAATTTCCCTTTTGGCTCCAGCATTGACACTGGAGCCAATTAGTGTTAAAATAAGAACATAGGAATAAAAATGACAAAAGTATTCGACGTTACAAAATTCAGAAAAAGCATTACCAAATCAATACAAGGGTTGGGGTTAGGATTCAATGATCCCACAGATTGGATTTCCACAGGCAACTACGCATTGAACTATTTGATGTCAGGAGATTTTAAAAAAGGAATACCTCTAGGCAAAGTCACTGTGTTTGCGGGCGAACCTGGGTCAGGCAAATCATACATAGCGTCTGGCAACATAGTCAAAAATGCACAGGCACAAGGTATATACGTCATTCTGATTGATACAGAGAACGCATTGGACGAATCTTGGTTGCAGGCACTGGACGTGGACACAGATGAAAAGAAATTATTGAAGTTGAGTCTTTCCATGGTGGATGATGTGGCAAAAACAATATCTGAGTTCATGAAAGGTTATAAAGAAGAGAACCTGGATAACAAACAGACCGCACCCAAGATACTATTTGTGATAGATTCTTTGGGAATGTTATTGACCCCCACAGATGTAAATCAATTTGAGGCAGGAGAGATGAAAGGTGACTTGGGCAGAAAGCCCAAGGCCCTTACAGCACTGGTCAGAAACTGTGTGAACATGTTTGGCTCTTACAATGTGGGATTGGTCGCAACCAATCACACGTACGCTTCTCAAGATATGTTTGATCCCGATGACAAGATATCTGGAGGGCAGGGATTTATCTATGCTTCTTCAATCGTGATAGCAATGAAAAAATTAAAATTAAAAGAAGACGAAGCCGGTAATAAAATCTCAGAAGTGAGGGGTATAAGAGCAGCATGCAAGGTCATGAAAACCAGATACGCCAAGCCTTTCGAGAGCGTACAGGTTAAGATTCCATATGACACGGGCATGGATCCATATTCTGGATTGGTTGATCTTTATGAGAAACAAGGAGTGTTGGTGCAGTCAGGCAACAGATTGAAATACGTGGATAGCAAAGGCAAAGAACATCTAGAATATAGGAAAGACTGGGACGGAGATAAATTAACAATGATAATGAACGATTATCAAAACGTTAAAAAAACAGAAATAAAACAAGCAGATGAAGCACAGAGCAAGAAGGAAAAAAAGAGCATTTAAAATCCTCTGGCAGAAAAAAGATTGATGCAAGAACTCACGCATGAAGACATAGAACAGATATGGGGTTCCATCAGCCATTACGTTCCCGACAGGCAGAAAGTGGACTGCGCTGTTGACTTTATAAAGACGTTGGTTGATGTGGGCATATCCACTAAGACGATAAAGGCAGCGGGAGAATACGACGACAAGTTAGAAGAAGCGATAGAAACTGTTTTCGAAGAAGAAGATGAGGAAGACTACGAGGAATAATGAGTTGGTATACAAAAGTCAGCCAAGATATTAGTTTAATACCAGACTGCATCAAGTTCTTTGAGCAAGAATTGGAAACAGCACGTAAAGAGATATATATTTTTGGCAGTCTGGAAAAATCTGCAGCATCATTGCCAGGAGTAGTGGAGCAAAGATTCAATCAATTGCAAGAAATCGAAGCCATATTAGAGTATCTACACATTGAAAATAGAAGATTGAGGTCAAAGACATTTAAAAAGTTCCTAGAAAACTACAACAGGGCACTGACTTCTCGAGATGCCGACAAGTACGTGGATGGTGAATCAGATGTCGTGGATATGGAAAAAATAATCAATGAGTTCGCTCTGCTGAGAAACAAGTGGTTGGGTATAACGAAGGGACTGGACCAAAAACAATGGCAATTGACCAACATAGTCAAACTACGAGTGGCGGGTATGGAAGATGCCACTATCAGATAACATAAAAATTTTACCATTTGACAGGCAGGGCCTATTAGAGTTTTTGCCAAAAGATTCTATCGGAGCCGAACTTGGAGTTGAGCACGGGCGTTTTTCAGAACTTATATTATCGGCAGTGAGACCAAAAAAACTTTACCTTATTGACAGCTGGATTGATGTCATGACAGGAAAATTTCGTAATCAAGAAGAAACACTAAGGCAGGAAAAAAATTATAATGATGTAAGAAAAAAATTCCAAAAATATTTAGAGGTGGAAATTATCAGAGAATCTAGCGTAGATGCCAGCAAATTATTTGAGAATAACAGTCTCGACTGGATTTACATAGATGCGGATCACAGTTATGAAGGAGTATCAAAGGATTTGATCGAATGGGGAGAAAAAATTAAACTAGGTGGATTTATATGCGGACATGATTGGACGACTAAACCGAAAAAAAAACATGGAGTGATATTTGGAGTCAATCGCGCAGTAGAAGAATATGTTTGTAAAAATAAATTTGAATTCATAGGCATCACAAATGAAGATAATTTCAAATCATTTATGTTGAAAAAAATACATGCTTAATAAAATAATATTGACAGATGTGGACGGCGTGCTATTAGAATGGGAGGATCATTTTAAAAAATGGATGCATTCTAAAGGATATAAAGAATTAAAAAATACAAATACAGAATACGACATGAGCGTTAGATATGGCATACACAAAGACAACGGCAGCGAATTGATCAGAGAATTTAACAAGAGTGCATGGATGGCCACGCAATCTCCCATGCCGGACTCTCAAACTTGGGTGAAATTGCTGCATGCGGAGGGTTGGACATTTATTCCCATCACATCACAAACATCTGATGTACCGGCTCAAAGATTAAGGAAAAAAAGATTGGAAGAATTATTTGGTGATACCGTGTTTGCAAACTATTTCATATTGGAGACAGGAGATCATAAGGATTCCGCATTGGCAGAGTTCCACAATACTGGATTATGGTGGATAGAAGACAAATGGAGCAATGCTATCAAGGGATTGGAATATGGATTGAAACCTTTATTGTATAATCACATTTACAACCAAGGATTAACACATGAACATATCGTAAGAGTAAATAATTGGCAACAAATATATAAGATTATTACCAAAAGGATATAGATGAAAATATTCGTAGGATATGATACTCGAGAAGACATATCATATCAGGTGTGTGAGCACTCGATCAAACGGAGAAATAAGGACGTTAATGTGGTTCCATTAAAAATGAAACTGCTCAGGGAGTCTGGAATCTACACCAGAGATATCGACAAATTGGCCAGCACAGAATTCACTTTCACAAGATTTTTTATTCCATATCTGCAGAATTATCAAGGATGGGCAGTATTCTGTGACTGTGATTTTGTCTGGCGAATAGATGCCATGGAGCTAGAACAATTTTACGATGACAGTAAAGCGGTAGTGTGTGTACAACATGATTACAATCCAGAAGAAGGTGTGAAAATGGATGGGCAATTACAACTTGCTTATCCCCGAAAGAACTGGAGTTCAATGGTGTTATGGAATTGTGCCCATCCAAAAAATCAAATATTAACTCCAGAATTATTAAACAAAGAGACAGGAAAATTTTTGCACAGATTCAGTTGGTTAGAAGATTCTGAAATTGGCTCTATGCCTTGCGAATACAATTGGCTTGTGGGCTGGTACAAGGAACCCAGAGACGGGCATCCAAAGATCCTACATTACACCGAAGGTGGTCCGTGGTTTGAAAATTATAGGAACTGCGAATATGGTGATGTCTGGAAGAAAGAACTTATAAATCTTTTTTCGTCGTGAGCTGGTCCATAGCCAATATCAATTGTCATAGAAAACCCATATGCCATGTTTACTCCGGTGCTCTAGTATCAAGAAACATCTACGACAAGTTGTATGAGCAATGGAATAACATAGGGCATGAACATTGGAGAAAATTCACCGATGAGATGAAAGTCGAAGTATACTTTCACGATGATTTCACCAGCATGTTGACTCCAAAAAAGATCAACGGATATATCGGCTATTGGTTTTTCCAACAACGCACAGATAGGAGCAAGGGGGGAGAAATAGAGCTTGCAAATGGAACTGATAAAAAAATATTAAACTACTGCAGCAACACAATTTTAATAATAGAAACTGACAAAACTTTCAACGTGCTTGCTAGAAAGCACCAGTTGCCGCAAAGGCCCTTTTGCGAAATTTATTTTGACGATATCACCAACAAAAAGATAAAAAAGTTTTTCTATTAATCTTTGAATATTTTATTGGACTCTACTAATATTTTATTACCTGGCAGGTATTTTTTTTGCCCATAACCGTGCCCAAACCAACACTTTGGACCACCATTTTTTTTATTAAACCTATAATCCATTTTTTCAACAACAACTTGACTTTTTAAGGTTGCGTACACTAAAATCTTGTTATCGTCGTCTGGATATTCTTTAAATTTTAAGAAAGGCGCAATGGTTTTGGCAGAATACTCATTTAACATGAACACCCCTGCATTAAATCTTTCATTCCTAAGTACTTTTGGCTCAAAAACTTTTAGTATGCTATTTTTTTCGCTTTCCTCATGCCAATCGATTGATCTCTTTAAAGCTCTTTTATCTACACAAGGCTTGAAAGTATTATTTCTAGGATACATTTCAAAAATATTGGGTGCAGTTGGCCAACAAATCACATCGGTGTCTAAATATAAAATTTGATCGTATTCTTCCCACCAATCATTATTTAAAAATAAATCAAATCGTTCGAATGTTGGATGTACGTGATTTATTCTTGGCGTTGAAATTAAAATATAATCAACTTTACATTTGTCTGCATAAATTTTGGCAGACTTTTTTGAATATTGTAAAAGTTCTTGATTTACTTTTATATTTACAAAATCAGGATTGGAGAACGTCTTAGTCTCCATAAAGAATTGTACCACACAATTTTTCATTATAAAATATTTAAGTTTTTTAATATGCTGACTGCCATACCATTTTCAAATTCCTCGGGCGTAAACTGTTGATAAGCCAAGGAATACAGCCATTTAGATGGATCAGTGTAAAAAGGATCTTCTATTTCCGACAGTCCCGGCGATGACATGATCCAAGCAAAACTCTTTGTATCACTGAATATCGGAACCCCTTCCAACGCTGCCTCAACTGCGCTGATACTGCAACTGGTCACGCAAGCCCAAGCATTGCGCAGATCATGCTCCAAAGATACTGCAGCCACACTAGGACCAGACGTTCCGGCCTTCCGGGGTTTTTCTCTTATCTTAATGGGTCGATCGGTATATTTTTTTATCTCATTGACAGTGTTGTTGGTCCAATTGGTTTTTTTAAGATATTTGTGTATACCTAGACTGCTGGGGCAGATAAGAATATATTCTCCTTGATTTTTATTTCTTGTTTTTATTGGTAAGTTAAATTTATCAAACCTATCCGAAGGACAATCTCTTATAAATTTAGCATGTATCTGATTCTTACAAATTCTCCAGTAGTGATTATCATTCTTTAAGTTTGAATTGTTAAATCTCCCAAAATAAGGTGTGTCTGTGTACCAATACTCAGATCGCTGTTGCTCTAATTGATGCACAAGATTAATATTGTTATTAATAAATCCCCAAAACATAGCAGGAGATTTAGCATCTGTGTCCAGATTATTTTTTATTTCTGTTTTCTCGGGCCAGGTTCTTTGTATTCCTTTAAACACTTCCCAGCATTTACTCTTGGGACTATCAGATGGTGCGTAAATTGTTAGCATCTATAAATTCTTGTAAAAGTTTTGCCCATTGTCGGTGTCCCTCTGTGCTGGGGTGGGGATCTTGTGGACTTACAAACAAATTTTTTTCAACCACATATTCAAAGTGTGATATCTGCGGAGAGAAAAATCTTCGCATATTGATGGAATCTCGTATGATTTTGAAATCAGATACATCGGTGTCAAAGCTATTTGGCATTGCATTGTACATCACATAGGGTATATTTTTTCTTTCAAAATAATTTTGGATGTCGAACACATTGTCTAAAAAGTTCATGATTGCATTGTTATCTATATCCCAGCCAGTATTCTTTATCAGGAAGCTGACATTATCCAGCGTTTTCCAGGTGCGCCACGTCAGCTCCGATCCTTTGACTCTTCCTGCCTTCCAACCATCATTGGTTACGTAGTCATTCCTATGCATACTGCTCCATCCTATAATGGCAAATACATCCTTGGTGCCATTCTGCTCAAACCAAACCTTGGTGGTAAAACTGATACGATCATTGCCCCGCCCACCCATGGCCAGATTCGTTAATTGCAAATTGTAATGTTGGGCTAATTCTTCTGCAACAAACGTATCAACATTGTCTTTGGGCCTCCTGCATAAGAAACTACAACCATTGGAAAACAATTTGGACATTCATGTATAATATAGTATAATTATAGAAAAAACAATGATTGTAAAAAATATATCAGCTATACAATACTTCATAGAACGGTTTGATATACTAGATGCACCATATCAATACACCGTTGATTATCATATTGATGCTCCTCGAAAAACTTTTATCACCAATCCCACGTTTATGGCTGAGTTCCATGACTGTACAACACACAGTTTACCCTTGTTGATAACAAATGAAAATCATCTCATTACCTCACACATATGGCCCCTATTGCATAATACAAAATACAAACCAAAGAAGACACATGGGCTATGGAGTGCATGGGGAGAGAACATAGATATATCTCTATCTGCTCCCGCCAAAAAATTTGAGGAAGAGTACAAATACGTGTGGTTGCCCATCGATGAGCTCAGCGCCAACAACGCCTGGCACATCTGGATCGACGTGATATCAAAGTTTAGATTGATGGAAAAAAAATTCAGCCACAAATATACGGATTTTATCTATGTGTTGAGCAACTCCAGTGAATATTTCGATCGTGTGGCCGGAGAATTATTTCCTGAACTTAGATATTACGTGATGCCCAAAAACACAACATGGAAATTTGCGCATCTTTTGGTGCCATCCATGAGCAATCATGAGGATGGCGTGACTGTGCCAGAAATGCCAAAGTGGCTCCGCCATAAATTTGGCCAGAAAATAGAGCCTACAAGAAAAATTTTTATCAGCAGGGAGGATGCCCCCGCGAGGAAATTGATTAATGCCGAGGAAGTGTTCATGGCTCTGCAAGGTTGGGAAACCGTTACTCTATCTGGAATGATAACCCAAAAACAGATAGAACTTTTTTCAGGAGCTAGTCATGTAATATCTACACACGGAGCTGGATTAGCCAATCTATTATGGTGCCAGGCAGGAACAAAAATCATAGAAATAAGTCAAAAGGAATTATTAGATAAAAAAGTCTATCCTGTTTTAAGCCATCATTTGGGATTATCCCACCATGTATTATTGGGTGAAAAAGTGACAATAGCAGGAGATAAACCCAAAGGAGTAAAAAGAAAAAAAGATTTCAATGACATCACCGTAAACACGTCCGCTCTATTTGAATTGATTAATCAGGTGCAAAAATAGAATAATTAATAACAAATGATATATCTGAGCAAGACTGATAGACCCACTACAGAGAAATACATAAGTTGGGCCCAACAGGGTTTACCAGGATCAAAAATTTTACCATATGATCAAGTACTTCGGCAGAGAGATGCCGACAAGGTCATATTGATGGGTATATTAAGGGGTACCAACATGGTATATCATTGGGCTATCAAAAACAAGATAGATTTCTATTTCATTGACCGACCTTATTGGGGGATGAGCCGAAGCGAACCTTACCTCATGAGGATAACCAAGAACCATCACGCAAAAAATTATTTAGAATCTAGGCCTGATGATCGTTTTCAAAAATATTTCCCATTTAAGATCGAACCATGGAAGAAGAATGGAAAAAAAATTGTAGTATGCCCTCCCACGCACAGCATAGCGGTCATGTTCGAACAGGAAGGTTGGCTATCTAAAACTTTAGAAATTTTAAGAGCTAATACAGATCGAGACATAGTTGTGAGAAATAAAGGATATAATCCCGATAGCAAAATAGATGAGTTCGGTCGACTGATGCCTGGCCCAAACGACAATGAGGACACTGCCACACCAATCGATTGGAATGACACTTATGCCATTGTGGCATTTAACAGTAACATAACCATAGAAGCCACAGCGAGAGGCGTGCCCGTGTTTACGGACATAATGAACTCATGTGCTCCTATAGCAGAATTAGATTTCTCAAAGATAGAAACGCCCAGGTATGCGGATAGAGAGCCCTGCTATCATTCTTTGGCATACGGACAATTTACAAAAGAAGAAATTCAAAATGGGTACGCATGGAGCATATTAGATGAAAGTTGAAATATTTAGAAGAACAGTGAAAGATAGACGTCGAGGAGCCAGCTGGGAATTATTGCAACACATGGCCGAGGGTATAAAAAAATCCGGCGACGAACCCGTGATTGTGAACGAAAATCTCACAGGAAATTGGCGCCAAGACGAGATGGAACCCACTGCTCCAATTGGTTGCATGTTTGGGTATGGTGGTGACAAACAGATACATCACACCAAGGGCAGAAGGAGGGACCTTGTGGAACGTGCCAAAAAGAAAGGCATCTATATTATTACATTTGATGGTGGTTTGCTGAGCAGTTTTGGAAACACAGTGGATCATCCTCATCACCATTGGAGAGTGGCTCTATATTCTCCCATGAACAATGGCGACTTCCTATCAGACAACTCTCCACCAGATCGTTGGGAAATGATGAAAAGTTTATGGAATATTAAAAATGATCCCTGGAGGAAGTCCAATCCCGAAGATCCGATACTGTTTGTTCTACAACCCAAAGATAACTGGAGCATGAACGAGCTAGATCCGATCGATTGGTTCAATGGAGTCTATGACACACTGAGGAAATTGACTCACAGGAAATTTTTAGTGAGGCCTCATCCTAATCATATGGCAGCGATAGCAGACAGGGCAAAAGAATTTCCCGGGGACGTGGAATTAGTTATAGGCCCTAAGTTTTTTACGGGAGATAATAAAAAATTCTATAGATTTAATTTTCAAGAAGCGATTGCCAATTGTCATGCTGTGGTCACCCACAACTCCACCGCTAGCACAGACAGTTGTGTGAGAGGCATACCTACTTTCTGCACGTCAGATTTGGCAATATGCTGGCCTGTGGCAAACCAAGACTTGACCAAAATAGAATCACCAGTATTGCCTGATAGGTCACAATGGTTAAATGACATAGGATATAAAATGTGGACCACGGAAGAGATATCTAATGGCACAGTGTTTCGTAGATTTAAACATAGATTAGGATTATAGCATGTGTGGCATATATGGCATAACCAAACGAGATAGAGACTTTATAGAAAAGTATATAAAAATCTGCGAACATCGAGGACCAGATGGACAGGATATTTGGAATGATGATTCTGTCACTCTAGGACATAATCTTTTAAGCATAACCGATCAGCCACAAGTGTCGCATCAGCCATGGCACACTGAGAGAGGCAACATATTAATATATAATGGAGAGATTTTTAATTATTTTGATTTGATAAAAAAATACACAGCTTTTAAACCCCGTACCACATGTGATACAGAATTGTTAGCATGGGGATTGGATCACCATGGTGAAAAATTTGTTGAAGAGATTGACAGCATGCATGCCTTTGCCTATTACAACACCCAGTCAAAGCAACTGATATTGAGTAGAGATCATGCTGGCATCAAACCTCTATACTATGCTGAAACCGCGGAGGGATTAATATTTGGTTCAGAAATAAAAGGCATGCTGGATCAGGTGCCCAACTCCAGGAAGATAGATCAGTTGGCGATCAGCTGCATGAGCCTCACCGGCATCAATGCCACCAGGAACACATTCTTCTCCAACATAAAACAACTGATGCCGGGAGAAACAATCACATATGACTGTGCAAGAAAAAGAATAAAATCATCAGAAAGAATTTACATCACTCCAAGATCTAATCGATCCTTTGATCCCGCGGAGTTCAGAGATCGTGTGAGAAAGACTGTGCAGATGTCAAGCATAGGACGAAGACAGATGGGGGTATTCCTCAGCGGTGGGTTGGATAGCAGCGTGGTAGCATATGAGATGATGAAGATACATGGAGCTGTGAACACATTCACTAATAAAATGCAGCCCAATGTCGTGACCGATGAAGATTACAACAGTGATGCCGCCTGTGCAAAAATTTTAGCTGTGCAAGAAAAATTCAATCACACCGAAGTTATTATCACACCCAACGATGTCATCGCGGCATGGAAAGACAGCATCTACTACATGGAACAACCTGTCTACAACCCCAGCATGAGCATGTATTATCATACCAATCGCAAATTGTCGGAGGCCGGCACCGTCATAACCATGGCGGGAGACATGGGCGATGAGATACTGGGAGGATATCCCAAGTATTGGAAAATGAAAGATGAAAAGTTCCGTTCATGGGGAGACATAATAGACAAATGGTTACAAAGAATAAAAAGACCACTAGTGGTGGGAGTGCCGACTCTGCCGGCCGCGGTGTTGAGAGAAGAGTTAATAAAGTTGTATCCTGACACCTTATGGAATCCTGTGGATCCCGTAGCATCTTATATGGCCCTTGATTGTGTGGCACAAGCACCAAATGAATTCTTCTCTAGGAACGACAAATACGGCATGGCGTTTGGCATGGAGGGGAGATTTCCTTTGACCACAAAAATGTTCATGCAATATTGCCTGGACATACCAACCAGTCACAAGATAGGAAAAAATAAACACGAGACAAAGTTATTGACCAAAATTGCCTACAAAGGATTACTGCCAGATGCAATAATTACGAAACAAAAGACAGGTTGGACTGTGCCAATCGGACAGTGGCTGGCCATGGGCATTGATAACAATTTAAAAAAGTTTTATACTAGCTGTGTCGGAGAGAAATCAAGACTGGATAGGATAACGGTAAGCCAAAAGGCAAGCAAAGCTCTGGTTCCAGCCTGGGTCATGCAAGATTGGATCAAAAAGTATGAGATGTTGTGATCAATGTACTTGATAATGGCATAGATCAATTTCTCTCGTTTTAAATTTATAGTAATTGGCTTTGTACCTCGTATCAAAGTATGTTCGCTTTTGAACGAATTTAAGATTTTTAAATTTTTCTATGCCGGGTTTGATATGGGGATGGTTTCCATCATCGAATACGAAATTCTTTATGCCGAGATGCAGGGACAGCTCTATATCCCTCTGCACTATCTCTGGCCAATGTCCCCCGTCGATGAATGCCAAGTCATACCCTGATATCGGCAACGACCTGCTGCCTAGCATGACCTCCATAGCCACTTTCTGACTGTCACCCCACACTATTTCATGCCTGCCGGGAAATTTTTCTTTGAGGATTTCCGCACCCTTCCTGGAGCTGTCTATTTCTATTATCTCGATGCTGGTGATCTTTACTGATGGAAACATAGTCATCAACAAGGCACTGCTCCAACCGGTATTGAATCCAAATTCCAATACGTTGGTAAATGGAAATGAATTGTAAAAATGTTTCCATGCATTGACCACATGCTCGGTTGGGCATAGATGTCCTGTGTGTCCAGGAGGCATATAGGTTAAATTGTAAATAATTTTTTGTGACATGGTATCAATTAAATATAATATATTTAACATGAAAATCAAAGTAATCACTTCTTACAAACCAGGCACATGGGATCTCTATTCCGGCAGAGGTATCAAGAGCATTGCCGAACAATGGCCTGCAGAAGTTGACCTTGTGGTCTATCTCGAAGAGCCCAAACCCAAGTACGACCATCCCAGGATCACATGGATTGATCTCAACGCTGCCGAACCGGAGTTGTTGAAATTTAAAAATCGACACAGGAACGATCCAGTGGCTTGTGGTGAGCTACAGGAGATACCGGGAGGAGTCAGGAGGCCCGCTTGTCTGCAACAAAAGGGGGGATTGGACAAAAATAAGGGTTCCTTTCTTTGGGACGCTGTGAGATTCAGTAATAAAGTTTTCTGCGTGATCAATGCCATACGTAATTCCAGACAATATGATTATGTAATATGGATCGATGCTGACACATTTACTTTTAGATCCATGCCATTAGAGTTTCTAATGAAACTTTTACCCAGCAATACTATGGTTACATATCTCGGCAGAGAAAGATTTTCTCTAAATGATGGGGGCAAATATCCAGAGTGCGGTTTCGTTGGCTACAATCTAAGGCACGCCCATGTACAAGAATTTGCCAAAGAATGGGAAAATTTGTTTATCACAGATGAAGTTTTCAAATTATTAGAATGGCATGATAGTTTTTTATTTTGGCATCTTGTAAAATATTTCCAAAAAAAATATAATATAGAAGTAAATGACATAGGCTATGATAAAAATGTCAAGGGACATCACGTGTTCGTGAACAGCGAATTGGGATTATACATGGATCACATGAAAGGCAAGAGAAAAAAATTAGGCAGCAGCTCTAAAAATGATTTAAGACCACCAATGAAGAATGCTCCTGCAAATGTGTGGGAAATAGATTATTGGAAGAAAGTACCAACGTCATTAAAATGAAAATAGCATTATTTCCAGACAATGGCAGTCTCAACAGTAAACCCGTGTTCGCCGCGCTAATAGAACACCTCAGAGCAAAAGGAGAAAACATATACATCAATGAAGATAGAGATTGTGACGTTGCTGTGATTTGGTCTGTGTTATGGTTAGGAAGGATGGCCAGCAATAGACAAATATGGGAAAAATACAAAGCAAAAAATAAACCAGTGGTAGTAATGGAGGTGGGCGGCCTAAAGAGAAACACGACTTGGAAGATGGGCATCAATGGTATCAACAGAGATGCTGATTTTGCGAATCAGATATTTGATAACAAAAGATGGCCACTATTCAATATAGAAATGAAACCGTGGAAGCAAACAGGAAATGTAATAGTAATATGCGGACAACACGACACTAGTCAGCAATGGCAAAAAAATCCACGTATGTCTCACTGGATAGAACAGCAGATAAAAGAAATCAGAAAATACAGTCAAAAACCCATACTGGTTAGACCACATCCTAGAAACAGCTTTGATTTTGACGGGAAAAAATATATTAACGTGAAAATTAAAAAACCTGAAAGGGATTGGACCACATATGATGATACTGATTTTAAAAAAACACTCAAATCGACTTGGGCGGTTGTGAATCATTCCAGCAATCCAGCCATAGAATCTGTAATTAATGGTATACCAGTTTTTGTGAGTGAATCAAGTTTGTGTTATGAAGTGGGCAATGCAAATCTTTTTGATTTAGAAAAACCGGCAATGCCTAATAGACTAGGTTGGGCGCACAAACTTTCTTATACGGAATGGACAGTACAGGAAATCAGAGATGGATTGCCATGGTCTAGAATACGGCAGAGACTTGCAGAAAGATACATAAAATAGATGCCTGTTCAATCAATCATACGACACAAAGACTTACACACCGTGACTGCTATCGAGTGGACCCCTTACAAAGGCGAAACTATCATAACCAAAGTGTCAATCAAAGGGGGCAAGAAAACCCACGAAACGGAATATGTTGAGGATGTAGTTAAGGCACGGCCTCGAGGCAATGCCTACATTATCGGCAACGGCCCCTCCAGAAAAGGATTCGATCTCAATCTTCTCAGAGATTCTGGCCAAATATATGGATGTAATGCTCTCTACAGAGATTTTATTCCCGATTATCTATTCATGGTGGATAGATTTATTTCCCAAACCATAGTAGATGAAAAAATTTATGAAAAATGCGTGTGTTATGCTCCGGCTTTAGAATACACTAAAAGTAAAAAGAAACTAAACTTGATTCCAAATAATCCTCATTGGGTATCTGGTTCCGCCGCCATCTGGACAGCCTGTGTGCATGGACATAAAAATATATATTTGATAGGATTTGATTTCAAAGAATATGGCAAGGGGCAATTGAACAACATCTATCAAAACACGGAACACTATGGTCCTCGCGACAGCGACACTTTGCATGAGGGATGGCTGACTCAATTTAGAATTTGTATTAAACAGAGACCATATTGTCAATTTACTGTGGTACACGATAATCCAACAGAACCATTGCATCATTTACAAACAGGTATCGACTTAAAGAATACAAAACTTATGACCTACGCTGAATTTACAGAGAAAGTCCTAAGCCGATAAATTTAAATCTAGGACGGAAGCTGTAGAAAATGCTGTTGTGATTTCCGGTGTCCTTCTTCAATGCAAATTGGTATAGATGTATCATCTCGTGTGCAAGTGTTTCTATAAAATCTTTCTTTGTCTGATACTTGCGTACCATCTCTAATTCAAATCTTGTAGGATTTTTATCTGGATAGGCGCACACCTGCCCCATGGCCTGTTTCAACCATTTCTTGATTATGATCTTGTCGAAATTGGGTAACTGGTTGTTAAAGACTGCTCGATTGATGTAACGAAACCAGCGATGTATGGCACGTCTATTCGTAAGATACGGTCCTTTGTGATCAAGGGTCTCTTTCACTATCTTGTGCCTCAATTTCAATGCTTTTTTTCTTCTCATAATTGGCAGATCAATTGACTTTATTACCTTATATGTTATACTTAATTATCCAAAAATGTCAAACACAAACACAACACGACGCCAGCTGGAATCCATGGAAGCCGCTATAAGAATACTGGCTTACAATACAGGAGGAGCATGGCAAAGTTCTGGTGTGCATGACAAAGATTTCAAAACCATTCAAAGTCTGGCTGACGCTCCATACGCCTGGACAGAGAAGCAGGGTACACTGGCCATGCTGTTCTTAAAGAGATATAAAACTCTGTTAGAAAAATTTGATTTCGATGTTGACGAGCTTATTAAAAATCCAAGATACGACCAGCCCTTCAGGATAATAAATTTTGAAAAAAGTATAGACATATTGCATGCGGAAGACGGCAGAGAAGTTATAGAAATAAGATTTCCTTACAACGAGAAATTAATTGCATTGATAAGATGTCTGAAAAAGAAGACACAAGAATTAGTTCCTATGTTGTATGATGGGGAGACAAAAAAATGGACAATGAATTACACCGACACTGTGGCCTACTATGTCACGCTGATAGCGGTGAGATATGATTTCAAGATATTGAACCTTAAAATTTTAACTGACTATGAAGAAATAAAACAAGAAAAGAAAAAGTATCTACCTATCATTGTTGACATCGAGTATGACTCGATAAAACTGATCAATGCTCCCAACTCACTTGCAGATTATTGGCAACAAAACTGCCAATCGCTGTCGTATCTTCAACAGCGAGATCAATTGAAACATATCCGTGTTTCTTGCACAAGAAATAATTCTGCACCTGCAAAAAGCCTAGCAGAAAAAATAGCCTATGCATCTGATACTAATTTGTTTGTGGACAGAAAAGTTTATGATAAAAAAACCTTACTACAAGCCATCATCGAGTTAGGAGATCTTCCAGCAATCTGTCCGTTCAGCGGAGAACTTGATGTGAAGAATGAAATAACGCCAGTGTACCAGTGGCTGCAGGAATTTGAGTCAGCGGGTATTGCCAAGGACGAGATAACGTTTGGTTTCGAGCTCAATCAACCCATGTCTCTGGATCCAGATCCAGAGGTCGACCAGTTTCCTAACGCGGATTTTATCTATGGAGCAGAAACATCCATGGAAGAGCGTAAGCTAATATATGATCAATGGAAAACCTTGCATGCATTGAGCGTCAGCAATAAAAGGATCTCCCCGCGGACCAAAATCATATTTGTTAGAAATAAAATACCAAGAGCACTATTGAGATCTGGAATCAAACCCAAGATAGCATTCATGCTGCAGGACACTCCCATGTGGGCCATGAGCACCAACACTCTGGACAAGCTGGTTGAAAATTTGCCGAAAAGATTGTATTATATGAGTCAGAAACCATCTGACAAAATACAATCTGTATGAGCTCATGCAAACTGATAATTCGAGACGAGGTAAATGTCAAATTTGAAAATCTTTCTCTAGAACATAGAAAGCATCTCAGCAACAAATTCAAATTTGAGATACCATATGCTCGACATCTACCTGCAGTGAAACTGGGCAGATGGGATGGCAAGGTAAGTTTCTTTGGATTGGGCGGCAATACCTATCTAGCATTGGTGGGAGAGATATTGCCAGTATTGGAAGGTGCCGGTGTGTATGTGGAATTGGAAGATCAAAGAACCCCACACAACTTTGAATTTAAATTGATAGATCAAAACTATCTATCCGATATCAAATGGCCAAAGAATCATCCCTGTGCGGGGCAATCAATAGTGTTGAGGGACTATCAGGTGGAAACCATAAACAAGTTCCTTAAGAATCCTCAATGTATACAGGAGATCGCCACCGGAGCGGGTAAGACCATCATCACGGCAGCTCTGTGCAAACTGGTTGAGAACTATGGGAGAACTCTCACAATCGTTCCCAACAAAAGTCTAGTCACACAGACTGAGGATGATTTTTTAGCGTGCAATCTAGATGTTGGGGTGTATTACGGCGACAGGAAAGAATTAGGAAGGCAGAATACGATCGCAACTTGGCAATCACTGAACGTTTTAGAGAAGAAAAGCCGCGATGATGAAACCACCGCATTCCTAGAAGCAATAGATAATATCAACACCGTAATAGTGGACGAAGTTCACATGGCCAAGGCAGATGTGTTGAAAAGAATGCTGACAGGACCTTTTGCTAAGTGTGGTATACGTTGGGGACTCACGGGCACAGTGCCCAAGGCGGACTATGAATTTTATGGATTGAGATGCAGCATAGGTGATGTAGCCCATAAGATAGCAGCCAAAGAATTACAAGACAAAGGCGTGCTGGCGCTATGCCACGTCAATGTGTTGCAGACTCAGGATCATCCAGAATTCAAAAATTATCAAGAAGAATTGAAATGGCTAACCACTGATGAAACTCGGATGTCGTGGATTGCAAAAACTATAGAAAATATTTCAACTACAGGCAACACGATGATCCTTGTGGACAGGATATCTGCTGGTGAGTTGTTAGAAAGCAAGATACCAGACAGCGTGTTTATATCTGGTTCCACAAAGAATATGGAGCGAAAGGAACACTACGACGAAGTCTCAATCTCGCAACGCAAGGTCATTATCGCTACCTATGGCGTGGCCTCCGTGGGCATAAACATACCCAGGATCTTTAATTTGGTATTAATAGAGCCTGGTAAAAGTTTCGTGCGTGTAATACAAAGCATTGGTAGGGGTATAAGAAAAGCAGAGGATAAGGATCATGTGAACATATGGGATATCACTTCCAGTTGCAAATTTGCAAAAAGACATCTTGGGCAAAGGAAAAAGTTTTACAAAGAGGCCAATTACCCGTATAATATAGAAAAGATAGATTATGAAAATCCTTACACTGGAAAATAAAACATACGTATTAGAAAAGATACCCGAGTATGTGGATGACAAATTGAGATTTGCGGTTCTGGACAATTCCAATCCTGCTGATCCAGATTACTTCTTCATACCTCTGATATTCTTGGAATCATTCAATGCTCCCGCGGCGGTGTTACAGGTAGGAAAATATAAAATACAAATGCCTTTAGATTGGAAGATGATCATAGGAGACGCAGAACAGGGAGAATTACATGTCTTACCGATAACCAGTCTCAATGATCGAGGATTTTCCGCATTTATATACAATCCAATTACTGGATCGAGGCCAGAATTTGCAGAAATTGATATTGTGGACATTTATCAAGAAGTTAAATGGTATTTCCCCAAGATCAAATCAGGACAGATACTTGCGGTTCCTTTAACAGATGCGGATAATCCACCCTGTGCTTATTTTGTTAAGGATATATCCAGACAATCAGAATTTTTAGAATACGCATCGGTATGGTAAAAAAAAGAGACAACGTGGTTAGCATGGAGGCTCCGGTGATGATGATTCCGGATGACCAAGACAGAGAAACACCCGTGCTGATGAACAGGCACTACATCGATTGGATAATAGATCATGCTCGAAAGAAAAAATTAAGCATACAGGGTTATCAGTTGCGAGGTAAGAACATTGAGATCACTTTTAAAAATCCTAAACATGCATCAATATTTGCACTAACATGGAGCGAAGATGAGTGAAAAGAAAAAATTTTTTGAATTAAGAAACAGCATGAAAGCCATAGACTTTCGTAACAAGGATTACTATGATCGTATCGATGAACATGAGAGATCATTATACAGTCCTTACATGACTATGAGGTATGCCTCCGCAGTGTCCGGGGATAGATTTTATCAAGAGCACTACGTGGAAATGATCAACGAATGTGTTAATAAAAATCTTTTTGAATTGAGCGGCAAACATAAAAAATTATGTTGGCTTTTGACTGCCATGTGCGGGGGGCTGAAACAACAGTTCCATCCATGGATCAAACCCATGAAGAAGAATGTAAATAAATCACTACAAACTCTGATGGACATCTATCCTAACACCAAAATGCTAGACCTCGAAGCGCTGGATAAGATCATCACCGACGGCGAACTAGAACAACTGCTAGAAGATCATGGAAAGCAATCTTAACACCTGTACATTTTGCGGCAAGAGTTTCACGAAAGAGAGAACTCTGCAGGTGCATGTGTGTGAACCCAAACGTCGACATCTGCAAAAAAATGAGAAGTGGGTGCAGAACGCTCTGATGGTGTTCCAGAGATTCTATGAGATACATCAGAACAATGGCAAACCAAAATCCTATGAAGATTTTTGCAAGAGCGCCTACTACAATGCTTTTGTGAAATTTGGCAGATACATCATGCATGTGAGTCCCCTGTATCCTGAAAAGTATATCGATTACATAATCAAATCAAGAATAAAATTAGATCATTGGGCAAGAGACGATCTCTATGAAGCATATCTCATAGACATGTTAAAGTCAGAACCAGTGGAAGCAGCCCTTACTAGATCAATACAAACCATGATGGATTGGGCAGAGGAACAACATGTACAATGGGCAGATTATTTCCGTTTGGTCAACACTCCGCGGGCTGTGCAACATATACAAAACGGCAAGTTGTCTCCGTGGTTGATACTTGGTTGCAGCGCTGGGAAAAAAATGCTACAAACTCTCTCGGATGAACAATTACAAATGATACAAAGGTTTATCAACCCTGAGTATTGGTCAAACAAATTTAAATCATCTCCTGCGGATGCGATCTTTGTGCAGGAAACAGCTCGGGAGGCCAAAATTGAGTGATAAAATTGTCATCGATGAAAGCATAGATGTGGCAGTGGGAGATTGCATCATAGTAATAAAAGAAGATGGTTCAATAGGACAGGTGATACTGCCCGAAGTAAGCAACCCCGCCCAGGAGAGCAAGGGTTATAAATTGACTTTGGATGTGTTAGAATTTATCGATAAGGAAAAGGGTAGTTTGATAAGAAAAGAAAACAACAGGAGGAAATATAACTGATGCCAGACGTAGACATAGATTTTGCCAATAGAGAACACGCACTCAAATTGTTTAAACATGTGCCAGCATCCATAATCAAAGACGAGGAGATAGAAAAACACAAGACAGGCGTGTACTTTCATGAAGTGCCTGTGGACCCAATGTTGGGCTCGTGCAGTTTTGATTTTAAAAGAGCAGAAGATCGTGGTTATTTTAAAATAGATCTGCTAAACGTTAATCTCTATGAAGGCGTGAAAACAGAACAGGAATTAGTTGAGTTGATGCTGGAAGAACCAGACTGGGACATGTTAAAAGATAAAACAATTGTGGATCAATTGTTCCATATCAATGGCCATTTCGATATAGTATATAAATTGGAACCAAAAAATATTGAACAGCTGGCGGCGGTGTTGGCAATAATCAGACCTGCCAAGCGGCATCTCATGCACAAATACTGGACGGAAATATTAAAAGAAGTGTGGGTGAAACCTTCAGACGAAAGCTACTATTTTAAAAAGTCTCATGCTGTTGCCTATGCTCAGGCCATTGTAGTTCAGATGAATTTGATAAGGAAAAATAAATAGATGAATGAAAAGTATACAAAAATTTTTAAAGACACTGCCAGAATGGGCAATATTCATTTACCTATTCTTATCATTGAGCGTGGGACCTCTAGTTATATTCAATCTCAAATGGCACCAGCTTGGAACGCTTAAATTGGCGGCGGCGGCCTGTGGGCCATTCTTCTTTGTTTTGGGAGCCATGGGAGCCATAGTGGCTTTCCTATTTTATTATGAAGATTTAGATTAAATTTAAAAAAAATTAAATTAAAGATTAAATCGGCCTGCGCATCAGCTGTATAGTTCGGCGTTTGACTCTTTTCTTGGAAATATCCTCTAATCTCACCACAGGTCCATGCATTATTTTAATGTCTTTGCTGGATAAAGTTACCAACGTTGGTTTGAAATACAAAAAATCTTTCTTCAAAAATATGTTGATAGGAATTTTTCTATTGGATTCCCACCACCACATTTCACCCAGTTTTAAGAATTTCATTTTATCTGCTGGCAACATTATACGCCCATAGTCATAGAAGCTTGTGACTTGATTATCTTGATTTTGTATGATTCCAACAAATTCTAAATCTCCTTTGCGTATAAGGGATAAAAACGGGAATTTATTTTTTAATGTTTCAAAAATTTCATTCATGTTATATTCAATAAATACAGTGAGCAATGTATTATGCAAACTGTAGCAAGGTATTTACTAAACAATGTGGTAATTGTATGCACATCTGGTTATCATGGAAGGAATTCTACTGTGTACAATAGACGCATAAAACTGTATAAAGGAGTGTCAAATCCGCTTACTTTTATATTCAAGAACGAAGATCAAAAGGCACAAGATGTCACAGCTAAAACTTATGAGTTTGTACTGATAGATTCTGAGACTAAAAGGTCTGTTTTAACCAGAAACTTAAATATTTTAGATGATGGCTCCACGCTCTCATCTAAAGGAACTGCCAGCATAAATGTCACCGAGGGCGATCTTTTGGGGCTGGATGCCAAGTTTTATAATTATGCTATCAGAGAAGTAGCCGCAGATAATTCTCGGACAGTGACCTTTGCTGACAGTTCTTACAATGCTGCTGGCACTGTTGAAGTATTGGACGGTGCTTATCCTGACATGATAAACAGTGCAGAAATTGCAAGTTTCACTGACACAGGCGGACCACTCAGCAGAACAAGTTCAGCGATAGACGCCAATCCCGGAATCAATAATAACACGGCACTGCACACCATTGCGGTATACACAAAATCATTCTCTGGTTCTTTAAGAATTCAAGGAACCATGGCGGCGATACCTGATCACAATGATTATTTTGATATCACTGCAGCAGACCATTCCAACACAATCAACTTTGATAATTCGTCCAGTGTGACCTATTACAATTTTACAGGTGTTTACCAAAATGTTAGATTTAGTTGGGCTAATCACACAGGTAATACCGGACGAATTGACAAAATACTTTATAGGCATTAAAATAGTAGGATGAACCTGATCCAATCTACTATTCTGACATCCTTGCCGGCCGGAAGGAAAAAAACACCATCGGGTTGGTTAAGTTTTAACGCACCTTGTTGTGTATACAATGGGGAGTCCACCGATAAGAGAAAACGTGGTGGAGTAATGACATCTGCAGACGGTACTCTCAGTTATCACTGTTTCAATTGTGGATATACAGCATCTTATGTCATTGGTCGTAAGCTGTCCATCAAGATGAAAACCCTTATGGGATGGCTAGGTATCGCTGAAGATACCATTAAAAAATTAGCCATAGAGGCTATGCGTCATGAAGAAGCTGATATAAAGTATGAAAAGAAAAAATTTATAACTTTTCAAAAAAAATCACTGCCTAAAAATTCCCACAAGTTAGAAATTTGGTTAGAAAAATATCTTGCACAGGATCTCACAACTGCTCAGTACGAAAAAATAGATCAATTACTAAATTATTTGAAGAGACGAGGCATTGAGCCCGATTGGTATGATTTTTATTATTCTCCAGATCAGACTGCTGATTTCCATCGCAGGGTGATTGTGCCTTTCTATTGGCATGGTGAAATAATTGGACATACTGGTAGATTGTTTGACACTGGTAACAAAGAAATGAAATATTGGACAGAGACACAACCAGGATATGTGTTCAATATGGATGCCCAAGACTGGCAGAGAAAATTTGTGTTGGTCATGGAGGGACCGTTTGATGCCATATCATTGAGCGGGGTTGCTATATTGGGTTCCGAAATTGGTGATACACAAAGGGAGTTGATACAAGGCCTAAATAGGCAGATTATTGTTGTGCCAGATAGAGATCAAGCAGGACAAAAACTTATAGAACAGGCCAAGGATTTTGGTTGGAGCGTGGCATTTCCGCAATGGCCTCACAGCGTCATCGACGTTGCTGACGCCGTATCTAAATATGGTAGATTGTTTACCCTACAATCAATATTGAAATCTACAGAATCTTCAGCGTTAAAAATAGATTTGAGGAAAAAAGGATATGGACAGTAGAAACTATTATTGTTCAATGAAATTTAAATTCCTAAAAATTGATTTAGGATCTAAAACAACATATAATTGTCATGCGGCAGCTCCGCATTCAATAGATTTCGATTGGCTGAAAGAAAACCCCGGTAATCTTTTTAACAGCAAAGTGAATGTATTCGAACGAGAGCAAATGTTAAGAAACGAACGCAATGCCAGTTGCGAACAGAATTGCTGGAAAGCAGAAGACAACGGCGCACAAAGCCCAAGGTTGTATCAGGGCGGCGTGGAAAAAACACACCAAGAAGCTGTCACACGGCCAGAGATAATCGATTTGACCATAGGAGCGGATTGCAATCTAACCTGTTCATACTGTTGCAAAGAATACAGCAATGCCTGGAGGAGAGACGTCCTAACCAATGGCAATTATGATATAACGGATTCTCAGGATGATAGATATCAAGGCAACATCAAAGACAAGTTCATGTTGAGAATCAGTCAATCAAAATTAAAAAATACAGAGCACTACAAAATCTTATTGAAAGAGATAGAACTATCTGCAGCAAAGTTGAAAAAATTAGTTATAACTGGTGGAGAACCATTGTTAGATAATGCTCTCATAGATACTTTAGAACAATTAAATCTACCCGCTATGACACAGATAGAAATGTACACAGGTCTAGGTCTAAGTAATTCTAGATTTTTGAACATGATAGGAAAAATAAAAAAAATAAAAAATCTTGTTGTAAAAATAAGTTCTGAAAACATAGACCAACTATTAGAATTTAATAGATACGGTGTCAAATGGATAGAGTTTTCTCACAAGATTGATATATTTAAAAAAGAAAAGATTAATTTTGAATTTCATTCAACATTATCCAATCTCACCCTGTTTGGATTCAAAAAATTTTACGACCAATACAAATCACATAAAATAATTGTGACGTTCTCCTATCAACCAAGAATGATGAGTCCGCACATCATTGATAAAAAGAGCAAGGATTTGATTGCACAGGATCTATCAACATTACCAAAAAGTGTTTATGAACCTATATTAAAATCAATAAAACAAGAGCCCAGCGAGTTGGAAAGGAAGAACATCAGAGAATTCCTATGTGAATTCACAAAAAGACGTAAGAACCTCGATTTAAAAATATTTCCAAAAACATTTTTAGAGTGGCTTCAAATAGAAAATGTGTTATAATCATATGAGGAAATAAAAGGATTTATGGCTGACTATACCTTCGACGTACAAAAATTATATCTAGAAATGTTATTGGCTGATGCGGAATCATACGCTAGATCACAGAATATTTTTGACAGCAATAATTTTGATAGAAAATTGATACCCATCGCAAAATTTATCAAAGACTATGCCGAGCAGTATAAGGTATTGCCGGAAGTTGAGCAAGTGAATGCCAAGTTTGACATCAAATTAAAATCAGCAAAAGATTTAGACCCATCTCATTTCTCTTGGTTATTAGATGAGTTCGAAACGTTTTCCCGACACAAAGCACTCTCACGTGCCATACTGGAATCTGCAGATTTGTTAGAGCATGGTGATTATGCTCCTGTGGAAGACAAGATCAAGGCAGCGGTCAATATTGGATTGACCAGAGACATGGGTACGGATTACTTCGAGGATCCTCGAGGTAGATTAGAGCGATTAAAAAACTCTAATGGACAGGTCAGCACAGGTTGGCCCAGCATCGACAAGAAATTGTTTGGTGGATTCAATCGCGGTGAGCTGAACATATTTGCAGGCGGATCAGGTGCAGGTAAATCTTTGTTCTTACAAAATCTAGCGGTGAACTGGGCCAGCTCTGGCTTGAACTGTTGTTATATCACTTTTGAATTGAGCGAGATGTTGGTGGCGATGAGATTGGATGCTATGATCACTAATATACCCACAAGGAAAATATTTCCCGAGATCGAAAACGTTGAAATGAAGATCAAACTGCTCGCTAAGAAATCAGGCAATCTGCAAATCAAATATTTGCCATCGGCCAGCACAGTATTAGATATAAAAACATATATAAAAGAATTAGAGATCAAATCTAAAAGAAAAATAGATTGTATATTGATTGATTATCTCGATCTCATGATGCCCAAGAGCAAACGAGTATCACCGGCAGACCTGTTCATCAAAGACAAGTACGTGTCAGAGGAGCTAAGGAATTTGGCCGTGGAATCCAAAATGCTGATGGCCACAGCGTCACAGCTGAATAGGGCATCTGTGGAGGAAATTGAATTTGACCACAGCCACATAGCGGGCGGATTGAGCAAGGTACAGACAGCAGACAACGTTTTTGGTATATTCACTAGTCGAGCGATGAAGGAGCGTGGTAGATATCAGCTGCAGTTCATGAAGACTAGGAGCAGCAGCGGCGTAGGGCAGAAAGTGGATCTAGAATTTGATGTGGACACATTGCGAATAAGAGATCTTGCAGATGATCCAGAGTATCAACAGTTTAAAAAACAAACATCGACCATATATGACAATCTAAAACAGAGAAGCAAAATTTCGCCAGACGGCACTGCCACAGATGCGAGGATAGAACCAGATCCAACCAAGGGGGATGAAGTGGGTAAAATCAGAGCCACAGTGGAAGGCAGCAAGTTGAGACAATTGTTAAATGATCTTCATTCAGACGAAGAGCAGTAATTAATGGAAACAACTAAAGATATTTCTTTAAATTTAGACACATATTTTCCTAATATCTATAAAAAAATAGCAGTATCTTTTTCTGCTGGTTTAGAATCTTCATTAATATTATTGATTTGCATTGAAAGATATGGTAAAAATAATGTGTATGTATTTTCTCAAAAAAATGTAACAACAGATAACTCTCCGGTGCCTATATACCATAGATATGTCAATGCAATAACAAAAAAATTAAATCTTACAAACTATCAAGAAATTGAAATAGATATAACCAATGATAAAACATTGACACGAAATGGGGTCAAAGAAGAATTTTTACTGCGGGTCTGGAATAGTGTCCCAAATTTAGATAAAATATTTGTTGGTGCAAATATTGTCAGATATGGATATTGCTCCTCCCAGGAATGGATCAACGGATTAAATTTATATCTACAAAATAATCAAAAAATTTTTGCTCCTTTTTTAAATCTACATAAAGAGGACACAATCAAGGCCTATTATGATTTAGGATATCAAGAATATATAATGTTGACTAGGTCATGTCACCAACCAAGCATGAATCCGTGTGGCGTATGTTCAAATTGTTTGGATCGTCTAGACGGTTTTAAGTTTATTGGTAAGAATGACCCTACAATCGCTGAACGAACTGCATTCCGATGAAGAACAGTAACGACATATCTTATATCTATGAAAAACTAAGTCAGCTCTATCCCACGCACTCCAATCGTAAGCCCAAAGCTAAAATCTATTCCAGGGCATACACCAGCCTCATAGGTGTGATGCTCAGCGCCCAGTCACAGGACGCTAGGACGGCGGTCGCCTGCAGGCAACTGTTCTCCCTCGCCAGCACCCCCGAAGACATGCTCAAACTCACCCAGCAAGAAATTATAGAAGCCATACGCCCGGCCGGGCTGTTCAACGCAAAATCAAAAAACATATTGGCCACGAGCAAGATGCTGATAGAAAAATTTAATGGCAAGGTCCCACAGACACAAGAGGAATTGATGACACTGCCCGGCGTGGGGCGCAAGAGCTCAGATATCGTGATGCGATTTGTTTGGGGACAGCCACACATAGCAGTGGACACCCATGTATTCAGAATGCTGTGGAGATTGGGCTGGGTGGATTCTTTGGATGAAAGCAAAGCATCTATCACTGTGAATGCTACCACTCCTCAATCATACAAATATGGGGCCCACATGTGGTTGATCACTCATGCGAAAATGGTATGTAAATCACGCAGTCCGCTGTGTGACACCTGTATTATTAAAGCAGCTTGTGATCGCAGAGATGTTGACATACCTAAAAGTAAATTGAGAGAACACCAAAAAATTTCCGCACAACCTTTGACCAGATAACTAATATTGCTCAAGGCAATAATAGGCAAAAAAGGCAATGAAAGATCAGGAACTAAACGACATAACCAGGCTGTACGAAAGATTCATCAGGCAGTGTCCGGACTCGGAACAACACACGCAGCGTCTGGCCGAGGAAACCAAGATCATACTGCAATTACGCTTCGTAGATTACTTCATACAGATATGTGACATCATGTCTCTGACTAGAGACATACCACACATGACCAGGGGCTCCGCGGGATCATCCTTGGTGTGCTATCTGTTGGGCATCACTGATGTGGATCCCATAGAATGGAACATACCCATAGCACGTTTCCTCAATCCCAATAGGGACGACCTCCCGGACGTGGACATAGACTTCCCACACCACAAACAGGAGGAGGTCATGCAGAGAATATTCGATCGCTGGCCCGGAAGATCCGCCAGGATATCCAATTATGTGCTGTACAGGGACAAAAGTGCGAGAAGAGAAGCTGCAAAGAGATTGGGTGCAAAGGGCAATCTGCCTCGCAATTTCAAATATGAGTCTCTCAACATCGACATCAGGGAGGCCGCTAGGATAGAGAAGAAATTGCTGGGGAAGAAGAGATGCATATCCAAACACTGCGGCGGAATATTGATGTTCGGCAGAGCCTTGCCAAAAAGCCTGTTCACAGCTGAAAATCAGATACTGCTGGACAAGAACGAAGTGGAGGACCTGGAACACCTCAAGGTAGACATACTGGCCAACAGAGGGCTGAGCCAATTACTGGAGATCGACCCACACACAAAACTGACAGAATATCCCGAGCGCGATGATGCCACGGCAGAACTGCTGTGCAGAGGTGACGTGCTGGGGGTCACCCAGGCGGAGTCGCCCGCGATGAGGAGACTTTTCAGAGCGATAAAACCCACCAGCAGGAAGGACTGCGTGTTCGCCACTGCCCTCATAAGGCCAGTGGCCGTGTCCGGCAGAAAGAAGGCCACCATGTTCCATGACTGGAGCCAAGAGCGCATGGAGGACACCATAGTGTATGAAGATGACGCCATAGACAGAATAGCAGAAGTGCTGGACATAGACAAATACGAAGCCGACATGTACAGACGCGCCTTCGCCAAGAAAAACGAAGAAAAAATTTTAGAATTCACCACGAGACTGGGCAACCATCCAAGGAAATCAGAAATAATAACCATGCTGCAGAGCCTTTCGGGTTTTGGACTGTGCCGAGCACACGCGGTGAATTTAGGCAGGCTAATCTGGGCACTGGCCTATCAAAAGGCACACAACAACAAGAAATTCTGGGAGGCCTGCATGAAGCACTGCCAGGGCTCCTATCGTCGCTGGGTGTACAAATTAGAAAGCAAGCGTGCGGGACTGGAGGTAGTTACTCCCTCCTGCTCAGATCGATGGGACACTCCGCAGTTCCAATATAGGAAATACGGCTGGTGGTCAGGCAAGAAATTTCTTGACGGATTGTACGTGAAAGAATTGTACATGGATCGAGTTGAATTCGCAGGACTGGTAGCCAATGGTAGGATATTTCGTGGAGATCGGGGACAGTACATCACGTTCGTCACGCTGGGTGTGGGTAACGGACAATATATCGATGTCACAATCAAGCGTGCTGTGTCCTTGCATGATCAGGACGTGATCTGGGGACAAGGCACTGTGAGGCACGCCAACAATTCCGACTATGTAGAATGCTATGACGCCAAAACATTCGTGCTAGAGAATTTTACCAAGAGCTGATATTTTAGACGCACTGCGTCAGCGCAATTTTTTTCCAACAAGCGACAGCGTAAGTTAGCGTGCTGAAATTTTGATTGAAAATTAGACGTCGCCGTGTCGGCTGTTCATTCGCCAGATCTCTCTGGAATATTGATCATCGAGGCTGTCAATTGTTCCTTTGGCAGAATGCAGCATGCTGATGTTGTCCCAGATAAGAAAATCCTTCCTGTCCCAGTGATGCTCATACACATATTTTTCATTGGTGGCATATCTGCGTAACTCCTCTAACAGGCGATCGCTCTCTTCCTTGCTGAGCCCCAATATCTGTCGTATGTGACCATACACAGAAAATAAACAATTCTCTCCTGATATCCAATGCGGCATAACCAGGGGATGATACACCAAATCGTCCGCATGCATTTCTTTCAACTCTTCTTGCGTGGGCACAGCAGATGAAAAATAATCAGTTGCGTGTTTGTGTACTGCTACTTTGCCTGTGATCTTCTTTTTGATGTCGAGGGGGAGATCTCTGTACACAGCGGACTGATCTGAGAATATCGTGGTTCCGCCAACCCGCGCCACTGTGATTGAATACAAGAAACTGAATGTGGGTGGACACTGCATGAATGACTGGTCTATGTGCCAGATCTCCGGACTTAATTGTCCTTTGGTCTTGTCATTGTGCAACACATATATCTCTGGATGTGTTTTGAGGGCATTGGTCCTCCACTTGGCGTGCCGCACGGGTGTGCCAAATTTTTTGTTTATGGCCACCAACTGATCCGGGGTGGCCTCAAAGTTCTTAAAAATTAAAATTTTGTTTTGCATCATGAGGTCGATGATCTTATCTGTGTCTCGTAATACTTGATCAGCTGATGAGTCGTATATTTTTACACCATAGGGTTGTAGTGTTTCCAGTCTCATATAGCGTAATTATCGAGCAGAAAGTGGTAATGTTATCATTTTGGTTGTTGAAAAACTTATCTATAAATATCTTTATCATATGGTTCCTAATTGTTTGGCAGTGTTGATACATGGTAAATGGTCATATCCAAACACTCCGGTGTTTAGAATTTTAGAAAAAGATTTAAGAGAGAAAAATTATGTTGTGGCAAAACCCCATATGCCATGGAGCAAAACTAGACAATATGATCAAACCTATGAATTGGCTCTGCAAGATTTAGCAAAAATGATTCAGCAGCATAGGCGAGAAGGAATAAAAAAAATGGTGTTAATAGGACACAGTCTTGGAGCGAATGCTGCCATAGCCTATCAATCCCATATCGGTGATGCTGATGCCATTGTAGCCATTACCCCCGGACATGTTCCATATCTTATGTGCAAAAAGGACAAACATCATGAATATGTTGTAAAAAAAGCGGAAGATAATCTAAAAAGAAATAAAAATAAAACTCTTATAGATTTTATTGATCTTAACTGTGATATTCATAAGAAATTTACCTTACCAGCAGATATTTTTTTCAGCTATTTTAATCCAGCTGGATTAGGACATATGCCTGAAACTATAAAAAAATTTAAAAAGTCTATCCCGTTATTATACATAGAAGGGGCCACAGATCATATACACGTTGGTCCTGATTGTGTTTTTTCAAGAGCACCCTATCATCCTCTCAGTGCCTATATGCTAGCCAGCGGTAATCATTTCACCGCTGCAGAAATTTCCAGTAAACAAATTACGTCGTGGTTGAATTTTTCATTATTATAGCATAGGCTTTATCGAAAATTGATTGTATAATAAAGTAATTTTTTAGCATCAATACATGCAGATAATTACAATAACAATGATGACACAGCAGGAGATGTTCAATGGGCATACACTACACATACAAATCACAGAGCGGCGAGCGAAACCTGCGCAAACAACAGAAACAGGAAGAGTTGCGTAGACGCAGCGAACAGCGAAAAAAGTCCAAACAACAAGCACCAGTAGATGTTTACGTGGTTCCAGATAATGAAGTGGTGACGCTAGACCATTTGACTAATCCGGCTTTGAAGAAGTGATTAATTCTAGATTATTTGATTGGTATAATATAGATATCAATAAAAATTTAAAAATAAAAAAACGCTGTCCTCGACCGTTTGATACTGTGTTGATAGACAAACAAGGTTCTTGCTATCTGTGCGAATGCACGTCTTGGTTGCCACAATCTGCCGGAAATTTGCAAATTAAAACACTCGGCGAAATTATAAACGGAGATATGGCCAACACGCTTCAACACGCAATATTAGATAATTCCTATCGATATTGTAATAATCGGCACTGTGCTTATCTATTAGATAACAAAGGCACTGATCCATGGAAACTTGTTGAACCTATGAGACAAATTAAACAAATTAGGTTAGCCATCGATGATAGTTGTAACCTCAGTTGTCCTAGTTGTAGAACAAAAAAAATTTTTTACAAAAGCGGAGGGGAATTTAATAAAAGAATAAAATTAATCGATAAGGTTTTAGATTTTTTAAAATATCAGAAACACTATATACAGGTACATATCGGATCCGACGGTGATCCTTTTGCCAGTCTTGTGTATAGATATTTCATGTTGAAAACCAAACACTTTAAAAATTTGAAATACAGTATACAAACTAATGGATTGCTTATTAAAAAGAATTTTCACAAATTTAAACATATTACCGATAATCTTTCGCAGATTGGTATTAGTATAGACGGTGCTTCTAAACAAACCTATGAAAAATTACGACAGGGAGGTGTTTGGGAAAAACTCTTAGAAAACTTAGAATTTTTAAAAACAATCAAAGATTTTAAAATACATTTTCATTTTGTCGTGCAACAAAAAAATTATCATGAGATTGAAGCATTCATAGAACTTGGCGTAAAATATAATGCTGATAAAATATTTCTTAATAGAATTACTGATTGGAATACATTATCAAATTTTGATACTGTCGCTGTTGCAGATGAGACACACCACGAAAATAAAAAACTACTTGCGATATTGGATAAAATTAAAAATAAAGAAGATTTTGTTGAGTTTAGATCTTTACTTTAATTTTGTTTGGAACTTTTCTTGGAATAATTTAGCAAATACTTGATGATGTTCCAAACCATAATGCACCCCATCTCGGGCTAAATTTGGTTCTTGGATTATGATACGATCATGGTTCCATTCCGGCCAACAGTTCCTAATAGTTTTGCTTTTTAAAATATTTAGATCTCCCTGCAAAGGTACATATTCGTCTGCAAAACAATGAAAGGTTTTAGCATTGTTTTTTTGAGCGAATTTTTCTAAAAAGAAAACATTACGTAAAAAATTATTCTTATCCGTGTCTGATGTCTCTATTTTTAAAAATTCAGAATCACTAGTTAAGTTTTCTGGTTCTCTATCGAGACGTTCTCTACGACTGATTGCGGGCCAGCATGCTATTATAATTTTGGGATATAGAAAATTTTCTGTTGCATATAAGATTCTTATCATCTGATCCGCGTTGCCGCCGGGCCTCGCCAGATTCCACCATCTTAATTTTTTTATATTGTTTTTTTTGTCTTCTAGATTCTCAGCCAGTACATTTACCCAAATCTCATTATCTTCCAGCCCTTCTCCGAATGTGTGCGAACAGCCTAACACAACAACATTTTTTCCACCTTCACGAAGCTTTAAAAATTCTGGACAGCGATATCCGTAAGAATTTGTTCTATAATTTTTATAAGGTTTAAATTTTGGCAATTTGTTGTCAGAAAAAAATCCGTATTCCATATCAATATTTAATGTTTCAAATTATTTGACTATTAGTTCCAACTCTACCGCCAGTGCATCTCTGCCATACCAACTCCAGCAGTTTTGTTCAATTTGACGTGGCGTGCCTCTCCACTGCGTGATGATATCCCAATGCTCTGTGGTGATACGTACCCAGTAGCGATCTCCGCGGCTGCGTTGGGGCACTGTGAGGTCAGTTGCAAACTTTTTTGGTTCTTTATCTAAAGGCCATTTCATATGTGTTGGTCGGAGTGGCTGGATTCGAACCAGCGACCTCCTGGACCCCATCCAGGCGCCCTACCAGGCTGGGCCACACCCCGATATTGGTGGGCACCGCAGGAATCGAACCTGCCACCCCGTGGATGTCGACCACGTGTTCTACCAATGAACTAGGTGCCCTGTTTTGGAGCGGGTGAAGGGAATTGAACCCACGACCTAATCGTTGGCAACGATTCGCTCTACCACTGAGCTACACCCGCTCGTTGGTGGAGGCGATCAGGATCGAACTGACTACCTCTTGACTGCCAGCCAAGCGCTCTACCAAATGAGCTACGCCCCCATGCATGGTGCCCCCAGCGAGAATCGAACTTGCGACTAATCCTTACCATGGACTTGTTATGCCATTTAACTATGGGGGCTTGCAAATATTATAACAGGAAATTTTGATCTGCCAACTGTTTAGAACCTGATGCCATGCTCCACGAGCTCATGTATGCCCGAATAAAGGAAATACACCGCAAGTCCAGTAAACAGCCATCGACTGTACAAGAATATCTGTTTCACTGGCAATTTCTTGATTTGATGGTTAGCAACCTTAATTGCTATTACCAAAACCACCAAACCCACCAAAATGCCCAAAGACATCAAAGCAATATTAGGGTGATCTGCGTAGATGCCGGTTAGAAACAGCACTACTTCCACACCCTCTCTAAAAATAATGAAGAAAACAGCGATACCCAGCGCCAATGTGCTGTGCCGTGGCAGGTTCTGCACGTGCTGTGCAGCGCCATGGCAAAACCAGGCCACCCAGGCCAATATAACACCCGTTATAATGGCGATTAAAGCTTCAAAGCGCTCTAAATTTGCATGATCTCCCAGCCAAGCAGCAGTTGCACTGCCCAACAGTATTGTGGCTGCAAAAGCAGCCATAGCGCTGATCCAGATGGTGCGTTGCTGTGGTAAATTACCACCAACGCTGGCCATGGCCAGCACCATGATCAACCACACTTCAAAGCCCTCTCGGAATATTACAAAAGTTGAACTGAGGAATGGTGTCATTGATTCAGATAAAATTTAAACATCGTACTTATTGTACAGGATAAGAAAGGTTGTGTCAATTGGTTTACCATAGTACAATACAATTTAATATTGTATGAAAAAGATATTCATTATTCTATCACTATTGATCATTCTTGGCTGTGCCACCGTGACTGCCGACAAAGATCCCAAGCAAGAAGACAAGTCCCCGATCAATTACAATGAAGTGATACGGGCTCTGGAAAAAATACCTTTCCCTAAATTTTAGCTCTTCCACTTGTCAAACAAATGCGCCAAAGCGCTGCCTCGATCCTCGGCTGGATCCGTGGCCACTCCTCGCTTCAGCCCGTAGCCCGTGCTGCCCTTGCTCCTGTGATGGACCTTGGGGTCAAAGGTGCTGTAATAATCATTTCTACCTTTGGGTTTATTGTGTTTGAATTTGTGCCTGCGTGTACGCATGCAATATCCTTTTTTATTGTTATTGATTTTTTTAAATTCATCTGAATATTACTCATTGTAAAAGTATACTATGGGTTACTTTTCACGTCAATATTTATAACTTTATTTTGGTAAATACTCATATAGGAGGATCGGCATGTTTTTTACATTAGGTCTTATTATAGGTTTAATAGCGGGATGGTATCTCAACGAAAAAGTTGAAGACCTGTCTTCGAAAATAAATCCTATAAACTGGTTCAAAAAAAAATAAAAAATAAAGATATCTATAGATAGATTTTTTTATATTGTTCTATTTGTATTTCAAAATATAAGTGGATAAAAGGCAACTTCTTTTTCCATGAATCCGGAAAAGTTAACTGTGCAAAGATCTTTCATGCTGCCGTTGACAGTGACGTGCGGCACTTGGTCGTCCCAAATTGTACCATCTCCCACTTTCCAATCGGTGCTGTTATGTATGCGGCCGGCATCTAGATACTGAGTGAATTGTCCCATATCATATTCAGAAGCATAGATCACCGCCCTAACCATGTGTCCTGGATGATCGGGAAATTGTGTTCTTAATTTGTGAAATGTGTCCTGGTGCAATGGTATTACAGAACCGGGAGGAATTATGATGCTGCTTACTGTGCATACAGTCATGCCCAGCTCTTGGCCTATCGATTTAAAATCCAATTGTTCTTTCGTCCACCATAACTGATGGATACGTGTATTTTCTAAAACATAGGTTTTAGGAAATTTATTATTTTCGTCAAATATTTTTGTGCCTATGGAGCTTGCCTCATGCACTCGATGGTCGGCGTTAGCTATGATCGATAAATCGTGTTTTAAGTGTACAGTAAGCAACATAATTTATTTAAGATATAAAATTATATTTGTAAAATTCATGGTTCCAGCAGCCAGCCCTGTCCTGTAGTTTTATGGCGCCATCTATAAAATGGTTCGGGCACCTGCAACTTCCATGTGCCATTGTATCCTATATAGTTTGTTGGGCCTGACATTTTTGAATCATTCTCGTATGACGCAAGTTGTGTCCAGCCCGGCACAATTTCAAAATCATCGATGCGCAGGCTTGAAATAGATACCGCAGTGCCCGGAGATACATCATAGTTTTTGTGCTTTAATTCTACGGACAAATCAAAGGCCTCCAGCAAGGATTTGCTTAGTGCAAATGATGCAGTTTCTGTCAATATTCCCTCGTGTATTATGTTTGTGTCAAAAGTAAAAATCACATAGGGAAACTCTTTATCTTTTATTGGTGATAAAGTGAGGTTTATGTTTAAATTAGTATCCTGCTGAACGTAAAAATTTTTCATATTCGGGTGCGTAATCTAAGATTGAATTATTCCTAGAACTTTCTATTTTTTTCAAATAAGATACCAGAGCTGTCCAACTGGCTGATTCATCTGGTGCATTTTGCAAGTAATCCACGTAACTCATTGCATCTTGAATTATACAATCTCTGGCTAAATTTGGATCTCTGGTATTAATAATTTTCTCCTCTGAGAACAATAATTTTTTTCCATTGATCCAGTGTTGTAAATCATTGGCAATGTTCTTTCTCACGTGCATTGGCAATATCGACATTCTCATAAAATACGGATCATGTAAAAAATTGCAACTCTCTACTCCGACATCCCACGAATAGGCAAATTCATATATCGTTTTTAGATGCGCAATACTGAAAACTGTTGGCGTAATCCTAAATTGAATTAGCCAGCCTAATTGTTTACCCAGTTGCAACCATTTCACTAAATTTTCCTTAACCTTTTCAATGTTGCTGGGCCAGCGCAGATAATCATTTATCGGGTGCAAGCATTCCACGCTCATGCCTAGATTAACTTCTTTATACTGCTTCAATAATGCAACAATGGACTCATCCCATACGGTCAGATTGGTCGTGAATCCTATTGACGTGTCATTGTGCAATCCTTTGTCTTGGAGTTTCATTAAAATTTTTTTAAATGCCGGAGTAATCATAGTCTCGCCTCCGAGGAAATGTAGGTAGGATAATTTTTTGGACTGCGATAGCAATTCTACAAATCTGTCAACCGCTTGTTCGTTGTCGGTCCAGTTCTGCTGAGGTGATTGATCGATCAACCCTAGTGTTTTAAATTCTGTGGTAAGTCTAGAACTATATTGTGGTTTGCAAAATATACAGGCACTATTGCAGTAGTTTCCTAAATCAATTTGCCAGTCTTGCGGCCATAGCTCGGTCGACCCGTCGTTGTTGGCGGATCTTTCAAATTGATCGTAAAAGGTACTGGATCTAAAAGTTTTTTCAAAGTGATCTAGTTTGATCCCTACCTTTAATAATTGCTTTTCCCTGCCACTTATCTTGCCGTGTTGTTCCATCTTGGCACATTGATCACAAGAGGGAATGTGTTCTCCTTTCAACATTTTTACACGCAGCGAAGACATGTCCTTTTGAAAATATTGTAAAAAATCTTGTTGGGTTAGGTCAGAAGCGATTGGATTTTTTTTATCTTCCATCCATCGGCAATATCTCAGTGCTCCAGATGGCAGTATCCTCATATGGAACCAAGGACTCGAGCAGAAGTTTTTCTCTAAAGACATGTTAAATCAAACGCTGGCATTGGACTAATGCCTATTTATTTTCCGCTTCTCTGCTGGTAACAACTTTATCGGCTAGGCCATATGCCACGGCCTGTTCGGCTGTCATGAAATTATCTCTCTCCATGTCGGCTTTTAATTTTTCGTATGGTTGGCCTGTGTGCTTCTCGTAAACTCGTGTTAATTCATCTTTCCATCTCAACAACTCGTTAGCTTGAATTTGCACATCTGTTGCCTGTCCAGAAGCTCCGCCCAGTGGCTGATGTATCATGTGTCTAGCATGTGGCAATATCAATCTTTTATCTTTGGTGCCTGCTGCTGCTAACAATGATCCCATTGAACATGCCTGTCCCATTACAATAGTTTGCACATCACATTTTATATACTGCATGGTATCATATATGGCCATGCCTGCTGTGACCAATCCGCCTGGTGAATTGACGTAGATTGTTATATCTCTCTCTGGTGCCTGTGATTCGCAAAATAATAATTGAGCACAAATAACCGATGCTGAGTGTTCTTCGATCGGGCCTTCCAACACAATGATCCTATCTTTCAGCAGTCGGCTGAATATGTCATAACTGCGCTCGCCTTTGCTTGTTTGCTCTATTACTATTGGAATCAATGGCATATGATAGTAGTGTAACACTTGTGAATGTGAATGTCAATTATCTAGCCAAATTAAATTTTTAAAAAAATAATTGGTAAAAATTCAGTATGTAAATAAACATATTCGATATGGAAAATTTAAATTTAGATCATCTTTGGTTACCATTTACACCTAACAATATTTTTAAAAACTTACCCAGACCTAGAATTATCGATAGAGCTAAAGACATGTACTATTTTACTATCTACAACGATAAAATTTTAGATGCCCACGGAGGACTATGGTGTTGCAATGCTGGGCACAACAGAGACGAGATCGTGAGAGCAATACAAGATCAAGCAGCAAAATTGGACTTTGTACCTTCATATCAAATGAGCCATCCTGGCGCATTTAGGCTGGCTGAGAAATTAAGTTCTATTACTCCAAAAAATTTAAATAAAATATTTTTTACAAATTCCGGTTCGGAAGCTGTAGAAACTGCTTTAAAAATTGCTTTATCTTACTTCAAGCTGCAAGGCAAGACAAACAAAAAAATCATAATAGGACGAAATCGTGGATTCCACGGTACCAATTTTGGAGGATCTACTGTGGGAAATCTTTTTATCAATATGCAGGCAGAAAGATTTTTACCCGATGTCTATCATCTTCCACATACACATAATCTTGAGCACAATGCGTATTCTAAAGGGCAGCCTAAGTGGGGCACTCATCTAGCAGATGATTTGTTAAAACAAATTGAAAAACATGGCGCAAGTAATATCGCGGCAGTTATTGTTGAGCCGGTCGCCGGGACTGCCGGAGTTTTAATTCCACCGGTGGGTTATTTAGAAAAATTAAGAAAAATTTGCACTGATAATGAAATACTTTTAATATTTGATGAAGTTATCACCGGTTTTGGAAGATTAGGAAAACCCTTTGCCGCAGATTTTTTTAATATCGAACCCGACTTGATGACTATAGCTAAAGGCTTAACTAGCGGAACTGTTCCGATGGGAGCAACAATTATACATGATAAGATCTATAATCTTTTTATGAGTGCAAAAAAAAATTCAATAGAGCTTTATCACGGATATACCTATTCCGCTCACCCACTTGCTTGTGCTGCAGCTCTTGCTGCTATCAACTTGTATGAGAAGGAAAATTTGTTTAACAAAGATCAAGAATTAATAAAATATTTTGAAGACGCTCTACATTCACTGCGAGGCAGTAAACATATTATAGATATCAGGAATATTGGTATGTTAGGGGCTATAGAACTAGACCCTTTGCCAGATAAACCATTTGTTAGAGCCAACGACGTGTTCAGAAAAATGTTTCATGAGCAAAATTGTTACGTAAGATTAACAGGGGGTGATGTGTTAACGTTGGCCCCACCTCTTATCATCGAAAAGAAAGAGATAGATAAGATAGTGGATAGTTTTAAAAAAGTTTTAAAAGAAACAGCTTAAGACTTTTTGATTTTTTCGATCAGTCCGGGGGTAAAAAAATCTTTGAACGTGTCGTATACTACTCTAGTTTTTTCAATAAATTCTTCTTTTTCTTCTGGGGTCAATTCATGTATGGACACGCCTTCGGCTTTTAATCTTTCTTTGGCTTCTTCTCCATCTTGTATGGTAGTTTCTCTTTCTTTACGTCCGGCTTTAATAGCGGCTTCTTTTAGCACCGACTTGACCTCGGGTGATAGTTTTTCGTAGAAGTCGTTTCTCATGATCATGCTTGTGAGGAATAGACTGTGCTGTGTATCCAATACCGATCGAAGCACTTGATTTTGCTCTAGTGGATATATTCTCGAATATATGCCTTCTCCTGCTTGTACCTCGTTGGCCTCTATTTTTGCTTTAAGGTCTTCTATTTCTATAACTTGCGAATTTATGTCGGCTCCTAGTGCTTTAAATGTTGCTTTGGCAACTGGATTTTTATTGGTACGAACTTTCATGTATTAGGCCTTTTTAATTTTTTCAATCAATCCAGGTGTGAATTTGTCTTTAAATTCTTCATACACCGCTTTGGTTTTTTCAATAAATTCTTCTTTTTCTTCTGGTGTTAATTCATGAATCGCAACTCCTTCGGCTTTTAATCTTTCTTTGGCTTCTTCTCCGTCCATGATTGTAGTTTCTCTTTCTTTACGTCCGGCTTTAATAGCGGCTTCCTTTATTATTGCTTGAACTTCTGGAGATAATTTTTCATAGAAATCGTTTCTCATGATCATACTTGTGAGGAACAAACTATGTTGTGTGTCAATTACCGATTCTGTGACTTGATTTTGTTCTAATGGATAAATTCTTGAATATACAGTCTCGCCGCCCTCTACTGTACCATCTTCCATCAGTCCTTTTACTTCTTCAATTTCAGAAACATGTCCTTCGGCGCCTAGTGCTTTGAAAGTTGCTTTGGCAACTGGATTTCTATTTGTTCGTACCTTCATTAAAAATATTTAGTTTGTATATAAGGTAGAATAAAAAAGGGCGACATCGCTGCCGCCCTTTTAATTTTGGTAAGATAGTAATTAGTGTTTAGTAGTTAAGTCTGATAACTTATCAACTTTTTTACTAGAAATTACGTTTCTAAATCCACCTGAGTAGGTGAACGCCATGCCTCTTACATTAGATTTTTCAGTGATCTTGTTTAATAAAAACTGTCCCACTTCACCTTCTAATACTCTAGTTGCATGATCATGATCTGTGAATATGAAAGGCATATCTAATGCTAACATGTCTTGATCAAATTTTTCAGCTAACCAAGTTGTGTACATTTGCGACATTTCAATTTTGCCTTGTTCCATAAGGTCAAGTAAATCGTGTTTAGTTACAACAACACCGTTGTTGTATCTCTCGCTGTACTCACTTAGAGTCATAACTTCAACTTCTATTTTTTCTGCAGTCTGAGCTTGATTCACATAGTCTTGAAAATCTTTAGCTGCTCTCACAAATAAAGATAAAGGCTCGTGTGCTATAACCCATCTAATCTTAGTAGTTTTAGTCATTTTTTATTCCCTTTGTTTTTAACGTTAAAATAACAAATTAAGGTAATTTGTTAAAAGTATTTATGCTACTTTACCAAGGATATTAGATATTTTGGCTTAAGATCTTCTAGTTATATTTAAAATTTGGTGAAATTCTTCTAGCGCTGCATCTGGGTGTCGATATAACCTTCTAAAACGTTCGAGCCCAAATTCGGCTGTTTCTATATATTTTTTAAAAGAATCAAACATGGAGATCGTTGAATTATTGCGGAAATCAAGATTATAAAAAAATAAAAGTATTTTTTGCCAATATACATCTAATTCTTGGGATTTAGAACGCAATTGTTTGTCTTCCTCGTTGATAAACTCACTTATGTTCTTATCATCTGGGCAGAGCATTTCAAGATATTTTCTTAATTCGTCATATCCCTCGTGCATGGTTTCTTTTATATCTATTTCGTGTTTCCGTATTTTTTGAAAAACATTATCTAATTTTGACAAGATATACATTATAAAAAACATTTTTTCTTGTAATATTAAATCATAACCTGGTGTAACTTTTATTAATTTTACTTCATTCATCGAAGTATTGACTTCGAATTCTAGGCTGTTGATCATGTCGGCGGTCCCGCCCCAATTTATACAATCGCTGTTGTCAATATTTTTGTGCATATCACAATTGAGGTGTTTGAAACTAACGATAGAAAAAGTATAGAAATTTTTTAACAACATAAGTTGAAAAAATTTTAACAATGAATGGTTGCTGTGTAACATATAAAAACAATTTTGTTTTATATCTAGCAGTCCATAAAAATTAAGGTCTGTCTCAATATGTGAGCGTACAGAAAAATAATAAGGCGATTTAACAATTCCTGTCATAAATTATCCTTGGTACCTCTCTAACAATATTTTCAGGGTTTTAATAGAAAGCGAATCATCTAACACGCCTTGCCAATTTTTTGTATAATAGATCGGTCGGAAGGGAGACGATGTCATCAAATCAAGATTTGCTGGCCTCGCTGGCAATTTAGATTTGTATTTTAAATAATCTAAATTTTTTGTAAACTCGTATATGTACATCTTGACTTGTTGTTTGTGTAATGAAAAATCTTTGGGTATATTTTTCTTAATGTTTGAATATGCCCACTGTTGAAATTTTTCAGTATTAAAAAAAGTATTTTGAGCAAATTCTTTTATACTATTGTCGCTAAATTTAGTTGTGAAATCCCTCCTTAAATATGCAAATGGACGCTGACAACTGAATTCCCATTTGAAGTTGTAATAGGTCCAAAACCACCACTCGGCAATTGAAGTGAGATATGCTGACTGCTTTGTTTCCTCTAAATTATTCGTAATTTTATTTACATACCAATCCCCAAACCCTGGTTCATACGACATGGGATCAACTTGGGGTATCTCTAATAATTCTTTCATTTTACCTAGATGGTTTTTCCATGGCTCTAAATGTAGCCCGCGATCTATGAAGTATTGATATTTGGAAATGCTAGGACCAAATAAACAATCCCCAGGATCTCCGTGTAGCAATATATAACTTTGTAAGAATTCCTCGGTCAAGTTAATGGTCCTGTAATGTATGCATGTTAATTTATTTGAAATAAATTTTTTATAAAATTCAATATTTTCTAAAATAGAATTAGTATCGCACAACACCGTAATAATATTTTTGTCAGCGATCGGAACATTTTTTAGGAACGCAGTCAACACCGAGGTGCTGTCGATCCCCCCGCTCCACATGACAGCAATTTTTTTATTAGTCCTTTTGGCAGAATAATAAATTTCTAATGCTCTTTCATCTAATAGATCTTCTAGAGAATCGTTAGTAATTTTAAATTCTGGAATTTTATATAAAGAATTGCTGGCGATATCCCATGGCGTTGTAAACGTGCCCACTCGAGCCCTTAAATCTATTACGCCCATTAATAGATGTTGAGTCCTTATCCAATATTTGGCGTGTGGGAATCTTTCAGACGGCCTCAGTATAGCTAAACGATTGCAAGGTATACAAGGAGAATCTTTTAGATTTATTAGGTGTTGATTCATGGTTTACTTCATGACGTTTTATATCTTGATAGAATAAGAGTTATAAGATATCTATCTGGATAATGGTCTAAATAGATTGGTTTCCAATTTTCGTCATGCCCGATCAACGATGACTTTTGCAATTTCATGTTGGGAGGTGGGGTTGATGTTTTTCTTTTTCTAGAAAAATATTGAAAATTTTTATCAAACTCATAGATATATTCTCTAGCCTTCAACTTATGAGTTTTAAAAACATCCGGCCCAACTAGTTCTTTTAAATTTGAATAGGACCAAAGTTGCCATTGTGTAGTATGATAAAAAATATTTTCAGCGTAAAATTTATGATTATCGTGTGTGATTCCTTTATGTTGCTCTCCCATAATACTATTATGTAGGGGATAAGAGCATAAGGAAGACCATTTATAATTAAAATATGTCCACCAGTACCAATCGGTCACTGAGCTGACATGATCAGCATAGCCGCTTTCCTCTAAATTTTGAGTCACGATATTAGTAAACCATTCACCTATACCCGGTTGTACAAGCATATCTCTTTCTATGTTGGGTTCAAGAAGTTGCATGATTGTCTTCAAGTGATCGCGCCATGGTTCTAAGTGTTTTTTACTTTCGGAAAACCAACTGTACATGGACGAAGATGGACCAAACACACCATCCCCGGGATCTCCTGTTAATAAAAGAGTTTTATCTAAAAAACTGTTGTCCACTCTTAATGTTGCTGCATTTTTTATTTGAATTTTTTTATTAGAAGATAAAAATTTAAAATAAAAATCTGGATTGTCGGATATACTGTGGGTGGTTAAAAATACCGTGAGTAGTTCCTGATCTGAATCGCTTATGTTCTTTAGGATGGAAGTTAACATAACTGTGCTGTCGATGCCGCCACTCCACATCACTGCAATATTTCTTCCAGTACTTTTGGCATTGTTTATAAGTTGGATTGCACGATTGTCTGCAATATCCGCTAGTGAATCTTTTATAAATTTTAAAGGTGGTGCAGCATACAATGGATGTACCTTGGATTTCCACGGGTCTTCAAATTTACCTATGCGTGGTCTAAAATCTCGAGTGCCAATTAATATATATGGTATCATTAGATAATATTGCGCATCTTTTGATAACATATCCCATTCGTGGAATAGTCCAGACCCAAGTTGTGTTAGATACATGCATTGATTATTTTTTAATTTTTTAAGATACACAGATGCGTCGAAATTATTGTGTGCTCTTATTTTTTCTATAAGATGTGCTCCTTCGGACGTTGAATTACTCATTTGTATATCCTGTTAAAATTCAGAAGCATAATATGCGATCAGATTGTTTATTTCATTTCTTAAAATGCCTCTAATTTTGTTAATATCGTATGTCATCTGAAAATCTGGGTATTGTTCCTCTGCTTCCGTAATACATTCTTTTGCCCATATAGTTGAGATGAACTGTAAAAGTATTTCCTTATTAGATTGATTAAAATTTATTTCGTTAAAACGTTTATAAATTGTGTTATATAATTGTTGTATCGACTTGACTCTTATTTCATTGCTTTCTATCTCCCCTTCTACTATTTTTGGAATAGCAGTGTCTGTTGCATTGCAGATAGCAAAATGTTTTTGATATTCTTTTAATCCAAAGTTACAAATGCTTTCTTGCAAATTTACAAATTCCGTAGAATATTCAAACACTCCTTTAAGAACATATAAGATTCGACGAATCAAAAATAATTTTTCCTGCAACTCATCATTAAAAAGTTTATCTTTTTTTTGATGTTTTATTATATTATCTTGCAAACGATAATGATTTATGTCCAACGGAATAGATCTAGTTGTGCTTACAGTCATTCCAAAAAAATGACAGTTATCATTATTTAGAAATTTTTGAATATCTTCTGTCCTTGATTTGTCGTTTAGATATACTGCCGCCCTGAGCTCGTGTATATGATGTGCTTCGGTCATGCTTTTAATTTGATATTTGTCCAAAATCTTCCATATTTTTTCTAAAAAAGTAAAAAAATGATCTATGTTTACTAGATGTAGTACCTCATATCTCATGGCTGTTAATTGAACTTTTTTTAACAACGCCGGATCACTATCAATAATATAAAAACTATTGCTTTTTTGATGTAATAACCCGTATCTCTCATGAGACGGATCATGCCGACATTGGAAATATAGAGGGTGATGTGAGTCCATAGACACGGTATTTAACTACCGTGCCTATAGGTGTGATTTTTTATGATCTCAATGCAAGACCAACAATTTTATGATCAATGCCTTGACGATCTAAGAAACCGGACAGATAACATTTTTCTGCCGCTTTCTTAAGCTCTGCAGTTTCTACATCAGAAATAGTATTGATTACCAATCCTTTTTCTTTTGCTTCTGCTTCGATTTTAGCTGCATCTTCTAATGACCAGATTCTTTCTTGTCTAGAAGTTTCTAGGCCGGCTTGAACGAATAGTTCTTTTTCTTGTGCAGATAAAGAATTCCAAAACGTTTTACCGCAAAGAATTGATGTCATGAACATGCTGTGGTTTGTTTTGAAAACATACTTGCCAGTAAATCTAATCAAAGTTGTTTCAATCGCTCCACCGTTGACATTCATATCTTGAACATCTCTGTCTGTCAAGCTCCAAGTGCCTGTGGCTTTTTCAGCACCTGCATATCTGAACAAATGACTTGACACACCTGTTGTGGTGATGAAGTGTGGTTGATTTCTTAGATCTTCCAAAGATTTAATATCTTGGGTCGCACCAATCACTCTGTATCCACCAGAGTAGGTGTAGCAAAGTGGCTTGATACCTGTTTTATTGTGAACCTTGCTGGATATAATTTTTCCAACAGCACCTTCTACCGTTCTAGTAACATGGTTGTGGTCTTTGAATAAAAAAGGCATGTCTAACACAGAAATGGTTTTGTCTAAGTAACCACCAATGATGTTAACCTGTGCTTGTGACATATGTATTCTTCCATCATTTAAGATTTCAAATACTTTCGCCCATTTAGCTATTCTGTATTTAAAGTTTGAATCTTTTCCTTCAACTGATTCATTGTCGCTTTCTAGGCCTTTAAGTACCGGTGATCTGTCTTTTAAAACTTCTTTTTCTTCAGCTGAAAACATGTCAGCATTTTTCGCCACCATATCGTCCACAGAAGTGTAAAGTTCTAATTCAAATTTTCCAGGTAACTTCGCGTCTAATTTTTGCTCGAAACAACGTGCCGCTCTAATGAATAGATCTTGCGGTTCATGTGTGATGAGCCATCTTATTTTTTGTTTTGACATCTAAGTCTCCTACGTAGTCTTGGTTTGTATACAGAATTATTTATGAATCTAACGTCTGTAAATGGTTATTTTTGGTAATGTTTTAGTCTGTATGATGACTATTAAATAACATAAGCTATGCAAAACCGCAAAATCAGTGAATTATTACAGAAATACCGCGATAGATTCCACGAAGGATTTTGCCCTAGATGTTGGGCAATTAGACTGCTAATTGTGCTGATAATCATAATGGGTATAATTGCTTGGAAACTACTAACCTAGAAGGGCCCATGCTTTCTCAGTGGTGGGAATGGGAAGAGAGCAACTGCATGGAAGATTATAACGGTCAGCGAGAGTGGACTTTGCCGGAACTATGGGGAGAGCGTGAAACTGCCCATCAGCGCTGGGGAGATAGGCCCGGGGACGAGGACTAATTGTCTATTTTGCTTGTGTGTGTATTAAGATAAAGTCCTTGTGTTCCCTCACAGGGTCCGTGAGATTCCAGTTGTTTGAGCAGTGTAATAACCGTTTGTCAAACACTGCCATGTCCCCTTGTCTATAATAGAACACTCCCAAAAGTTTTGTGGCATTTATAATAGAATTGTATCCGCAATGATCTAATTTATATTGCTGTGTGTGCTTGAATTTAGGCCTACCATGCTCTGTTTCCTTGCACAGCTTTTCCAACGTTGATTTTGTGGTTTCTCCGTCTTTGCAAAGATAATCAAACACCAGTGTTTGGTCTGTGTCACCTTTATAATCTAGAAGAGGTATGATACAAGTGGCACCAAATGGGCCGCCATCACTGTCAAAATGTAACATGTTGGGTTGATATTGTTCTACATAGGCTGCAAAGGTCATTTCATGATCGGGCAACAATTTTAAAATTTTTTCTTCTAATCGATTTCTGGCATCGGTGCCTTTCTTATGTAGCCATCGCAAACAAGAAGGATTTTTATAGTTGGGATCGCTGCTGTTCTGTTTCTCCAAAGTACATTTGGCCCTCTGCATGTCTTGGTAAAACCACAACAGTTCTTCTTTTTTCCACACATCTTGGAATGTTGCAAACATATGAATATTTACACAGGCACTGTCAAATTGGAAAAAGTTTTTCATAGTGTCTATAAGTATTGGATAATGTTGAATGTTCAAGATTCTCGCGAGGCGAGAGAAATCATCAGAGCGGGCAAATACTGTGGGTATACCACGGGTGCTGCCAGTAAACATGTGCAAGGTAATGTGGTTATACTTCCTGCAGAATATGCTATAGAATTTGCTGCTTTCTGCCAGCGTAATCCAAAACCTTGTCCACTCATTGGTATGAGCACCCCGGGTGACCCTTTCTTGAATTGCACTCTGGGTGAATTAGATATACGTACCGATGTACCCAAATATCGAGTGTTCCGTCACGGTGAGTTAGTAGATGAACCCACAAACATTGATTCTTATTGGAGTCTTGATCTTGTGGCTTTTGTGTTGGGCTGTAGCCTAAGTTTTGAATTGCCTTTACTAGAAGCGGGATTTCATTTACCTCATATCAAACAAGGTACCATTGTGCCTATGTATATAACAAATCAACTGTGTCGGCCTGCTGGACGTTTTTGGGGACCAATGGTTGTGAGCATGAGATCCTTTCCAAAAGATCGAGCGGAAGAGGTAGTGAGAATAACTTCTAAATTTCCTAAGGTACACGGTGGTCCTGTGCATGTAGGTGATCCGGCGGAAATAGGAATTAAAAATTTATATCAACCCAATTGGGGAGAAACTCCTGATGTACTACCTCTAGATCATGTGCCAATGTTTTGGGCCTGTGGCGTTACTCCTCAGGTTGTAATACAAAAAGCCAAACCCAGTTTGTGTATTACTCATTCGCCTGGCTGCATGCTGATTACCGATCTGCTTAATATTGAATTGAGAGTGGTTTAATTATTTAAACCCAAAGATCAGATTTATCACCATAGGTTTTACATAAACGATCAATTTGATTCTTCCACTGTTTTTGCTGGTGCAGCATGCTGCGCGAAACCTTGCGGTACTGTTCTGGCCACAACAATCTGTTTGCTGGCACTCGCATTGTGATCAAGGTACGATGCCGAGCAGTGGCATAACTCCATAATTCGCCACGATGTAGGTGCCCCAACTGAACCCAGCCATGGAAGCGGCAGCCAGATATGGTATTGAGATTGATCCAATCCTCTGGCAACTTGCCCCCATTGACCAGATGATAGTGATACATAAAGCATTTCTTGCGTTTTTTGTACCAACTATCCACGCTTTGTCTTAAATTTTTTTTTTGATATAATACTCTAGGCATAAAATATTTAAGATATATGATATAATTTTAATATGACTGCTTATAATAAAAAAAATTCAATAAAAGTTGCTTGCATATTATCACCCCATAAATATTTCTAATATGTGGTATTTCAAAGTGCTGAATCTATCTCCCATCCCCCAACATTTTATTGATGCCATATTAGCCCATGGGCCCGCGGACATACTGAGAGATTATCCTGGATGGACTCATGTGCGAGAAGATGGCACGATTGTGGTTTCCGCGCGAAATCCCATCTGCACGGCATCTCCCGAGCTAGAGTCATGGTTGAAGCACAACATCACTTCGGTGTACCGTGATGTTGGCATACGCTACGCGTTCGGGTCTGCCAATCCCGGCACCGCGGGGGTGCATACCGATCAGACACGCAAGTATGTGCTGCAGTATCTGGTTCGTGATGGTGGCGCCACCCTGACCTACTGGCAGGAAGAGGGACATCCTATAATGAGAGATCCACATTCACGTGTGGGCGATTACAGCAAACTAAAGGTATTGGATTCAAGGCGACTAGAAGAAGGAAGTTGGGCCATTCTTGATACTCGCATACTGCATAGTGTGGAGAATCTTACCAGCGACAGAATCAGTGTTCAAATGAGCCTAGATGGCTTGCCTCAAAATATAAATTTAGATTAAACTTTTTATTGCCTAACAATCACAGGGCATATGCCCTGTGATGTTGCAGTATGTGTGTGATTACTTCTTGGCAGGTGCCGCCGGTGTGGCCGGGGCTGTCACTGCTGGCTTGACCGGAGCTGGCGCCTTGGGCGCGGGCTTCAGCAAGTAGTAGCCGATGACGACCGCTAGGATCACCACTGCGGCAATGATGCCATTCTTGATTGTGAACAAATTACTCATGTTGTTCTCCTTTGTTTATGGATATATTTTAGCACACTGTGGCTGTGTGTCAACCTTTGGTAATATTGTATGCTGTGTTGCCCAGGGACCAGCCCTGGGCTGTGTGCTGATTACTGCACTGTGAGGTTGATGGCGGCAGGACCCTTGGCGGTGTCCTCCATGTCGAACATCACTGCGTCGCCCTCGTTTAGGCCTTCCAGGCCAGAGGCCTGAACCGCGGTGATGTGAACGAACACGTCACGGTCCTCTGTGGCTATGAATCCAAAACCCTTCTGGGCATTGAACCATTTCACTGTTCCTTGTGTCATTGTTTCACTCTTTCTGTTGATTGTTGATATTGTGTACCGTATGTTGGGTGGGGAAAATCTCTATTGGCACTGTGTGCCCGTTGTTACTGTCTCTACTTGCCTTACTTTACTGTTATTACTCACTGTTATTTATACTTGCCATGAAATGCCTCACAGATTCTCCGCTGTGTCCCTGACATCCTGCAGGAATCCTGCGCGCTCTTCCGGGGTCACGAACGGCACGGCAAAGTATCTTCTGTATTTGATGTCTCTGATGCCACAGATATGAAACACACCTCGCTTCAATCTTCTGATTGGTAGGTTGAGAAAGAAAGTGGTGATGGCCAGTCTGGGTGATCCATAGGTACAGAAGATCACAGCATTTTTGTCCGCAAGGTTTCCAATGGGATAACCATAGTTGCCCACCAATCGCTTGAATCTAAATGCAAAAGGTGGTGCCAACACTTTGTCAATCCATCCTTCCAGTATGGCTGGCATTCTAAAATTCCAAATGGGTGCAATCAACACAATGGTGTCCGCTTTCATGATCCTTTCGCGATGTGATAGAGTGACTGCATCAGGACTTTCACCACGATACACTGGATCAAAGTTTTCTTTGTAGAGGTCCACGCAGTCTATGTTGTGGCCTTTTTGTTTGGCAGTGGCTATGAAAGTGTCTCTAATGGCAGCATTAAAAGATTTATCGCTGTAGTGTCCATACACAATGAATATGTTTTTTTTCATTTTTCAACATCTGTGGCCAGTTGCTGATGAGGAATCCTGACGCAGATCGCCATCAGGATCCCCATTTCATGCACTTTATGATTAAAAAC